GCACCTGCACCTGCGAGATCGAGTAGTGGTAATAACCGACCTACTGCGGCACCTGCACCTGCGAGATCGAGTAGTGGTAACAGCAGCGGCAACCGTTCGGGCAACAATAAAAAGAAGTAAAAATACGTGAGTAAAGACTGTTATACGCTTCGACTAGGCAAACGTTCTAAAACACTAAAGCTTGCGATATGGGCACAAGACTGTGGCCACGCGCAAGCTCAAGCGGCGGATATTGCTCGTGCCTTTGGTGCAAACTTGTACGATTTGTTGTACGAGCCGTCAAAAGATACCGTAGTCTCGGATATTTTCAAAGATTTAGCTGACAACAGTTTCCACCACAGTGTGTGCACACTGTGGGCAGGGTCTGTGTGTAATGGTATTCCCTGTTGCTACGCTCTACAAGAACGCCACTACATCCGCAACGTCATTCTCAGGTACTTAGATATCCCAAAAGAAGACAGTTGCGCCAGGCCAAGTTGCGGAAACAAGACTTGTATAAATCCGTATCACTTCAAATACAGTTCCAGTAAAAATGAAAAAATTTCAAGCGGCGACCGCCGACTGCTAGTAGCCTATCGGAGCCGCGGCGCCGGGATCACCCAGATCGCCAAGGTGCTTAACGTCCATCGTTCAACCATTTACAGAAACCTAAAGCATGAATCTGTTTTTGCTGGGGCTAAAGATCACTGCTACTGCGCAGGAAGATGAAGGCTTAGTAAACGTACTTGCGGAAAACCTGCCTTCAAACGAAAAACGGGTTGCGACTAAAGTGCAACTCTTACAACAAGCAAATCACTACGTCGGAAAGCTTCTTAAAAACTTAGAGGTAGGACAAACCGTCTTAGCTTTGGGTCCAACTAAACCGACCCTGGACGGCGTGCTGAAGATGCAGGCCATGCTGGTCGTAACAGAGGAAAACTTCAACGATCTGCTGGCAATCAACGTCTTCTTTGCCACGGGGGGTCTTGGGCCCAAGACAGAGGAAACCGAAGTAAATGATACGACCGTAACTAATCGGTCTCTCGCATGGCAGACAGACGAAAGCGAAACGGCGTGGTTCAAACTGACAGCTTGGGGGGAATTGTCCACACAGCTGGCAGAATTGAGCCCCGGTACACCTACAATCGCTGTGGGTAAAGTCTCGACAAGCGAAAAAGACAGTAAGCTCTATTTAAACTATAATCTAGATAAAGTTCTTTATCTGCCTAAGTCGACTAAGTCCGCTCCTAAAAAAGCTGTAGACCCAGAAAAAGGCAAGGTAGCTGCTGCCGCTATCGGTTCGATCGATTTCTCACTCTGATCTAGGTACTACTAATGGTGTTTATCGCTGGCCAATTTTCGCGCGACGAAATTCTCTGTAACGTTCCGCCGCACACTCTCCGGATTGATTTACAGGCTCGTCGCTGGAAGTCTGACGTAGACCCTGAGTCTGCGATCATCGACAGAAATGACAACGGCATTCCTATTGAATTCGTTCTCCTCGGGTTCACGCCTTTTTACGGCAACCTGGGTATGCGAAACGGTGAGGAATTTATACGCATCGCTTACATTGGCGTGTCGCCGAACCATCGACTGTTGCCGCCACGGTGCGTCACAACCTCAATGATTTCGGGCAAGTCCTCCCAGAAAAACTTTATTAGTTACTTCCAAACTCTTTATAACAACCGTATTAATTGTGCCTCTTTAATCACGACAACTAAGTTCGTAACGAAGAGCTTCAACGAGCGCGACCCAATGACGGGAGCGGACGGCGCGAAGATTAACTTCAACGCGCTTGAATTCACTGATCGCCCGCCGGGTAACGACGACGAACAAAAGCTGGTCGATGACATCGATGTGTGGATTGCAGACAAGGGAATCAATCTGATTTCCGCTGCCTTAAAATCTCACATTCCGGGATCCGATTTGGTTGAACTGCCGCTCGGCTCAGACCACGCTGAGATTAAAGCGAAGTTCGCGGAAACCCGGAACAATCCGGTTCCTGCGTTCCAAGCTGAAAAACCGGCAAAGCAGTTACCGACTGCTGCTCCTCCGACTGCTTCGAAAGAAAAGAAGTCTATGGAGCTGACCGAAGAACAGGCCAAAATGCTCGGAATTGATTTCTGACTAGCGCTAAACTAACGCTGGGTAACCTCTAGGAACACCGGAGCGGCTAACAAAAGCCGCTCTTTTTTATGCGTCTTTAGACGATATTGAAGACGAAAGCTCAAGCAACTCGGAAAAAGATGGAAGCATTATTTGCTTGCGTCCGCACCAGAGCACCATCTTAGAAAACAAGTTGTGATAAATAAGATATTGTTTATGAACTTTCTGCAGCACATCAAGTAACTTTTCTCGATCTAATTTCTCTGCTTCGATCATCGCACTCTTGTGCATAAACTCTTGCTCCGTGCTTAACCACTCCATGTGCAAGAAAACTTATAGAATTTACTAGCATTATCTTAAGCAACAGATCAAGCCGTGGCTGGAAATTTTGTTTAAACTCTGACTCAGACCCATATGATGTGTGTCTTAACTTCTCATGCAAGACTCGTTTTACACAATTCCAGCCGGCGTCACCCACGCGCTGGTGAAGCACTCTTACATCACAGGAACAATCCTGGTGCCTTACGATCCGCTTTCGGTCCTTAGCGATCAACTGCGGAAACACAGGTTTACGGTCACGACCAACACGGATGAATCAAATCTGACCGACCCGATCTGGTGGACGGCGCAAAAGGAAAAGAAGTACGACTGGGTCGTAGCTGCGACCACGGGGTTGGGCGATCACACCGAATATATTCTCGAATACGGCATTCAGATTGCTACACAGGGCATAGCCGTTCTTGATCGCCTATCATTTATCGAACCAGTGGCTAAACGTAAAAGTTTTCTGCTGGCAAACAAGATCAGCAATATGATTGTGCTCAACCCTCGTCCTAAGTTCCGCGCCATCGGCTCGACCAGAGACTCAGTCACAAGTTGCTGGTTTGTTTTCCAGCGTCCTGAGCTGTGGCACGATGGCACACAAATTACTTTTGGTTTGAATTGGGACAGGGTTGAACCGTTGCCACCATTAGCATGAGTTTCACACGCGCTCAAAAATTTGAAAAGTTCCAAAGGGACGTTGTAGATCTTTTAACTAAGAACAACGAGCTATTGGAAAAGATAAACGCTTTATTGATCTCAAATCAGTTGTTGCAAGAGTGTGTCTCGCCAGACGGCGAGGCGCGCTCTGCCACTGAATGCGCAGAAATAGTAAGCGAAAGCTACATGGCGGGCATGTGTCTGGCCGAGGATCTTAAAAACCGTACTCAGGAGTTTCAGTATCAGAAATCAGAATTTTTCATTGAGGCAGAGGACGAAGAGTTGTACGAAGAAGATGAAGATGACGAGGATGACGAAGATGCGCCTCCGGCGCCAAATTTTACAATGGCGTGGTGATTAAGATCGGGTAAACTGGGGCTTGATTAGCATTATTAAGTGTCCTCGACAAGGCTAACATTAAACGGACTAAGACATTACGTGTGTGATGGCGTTCCAAGGCCATTACCATCTGTTACGTCTGTTTTGTCAGCCACGCAGACCGAGGAGACCCGAAAAAAGCTGGCGCACTGGAATCTGATGAATCCGGGTGTAGCAGATAAAGCAGCTGAAAGAGGGACATGGATTCATAACTGTGTAGAAAATTATGTGCGCGGCCTAGCAGTACACCCGCCTGCGGACTACAAGCCGTATTGGGACGGGATGCCAGAAAAACTTGAAGAGCTTCTAGACGGTGGCAAAATCCTGTGGTCAGAGAAGCCTTTTAACCAACCTGCGTGGGCTAAATACGTAGGTGAAGATGGTGTAGGCAGAATTCATTATTATGACGAAAAGACGCAGCACGGTTACGCGGGGTGCTGTGACATCATTTATAGAGACCATAACGGCGAAACAATCCTAGGAGACTTCAAAACGTCGACTGGGCCGTACAGCTGTAATTTCCCACGCGCAACCGCACAACTAGACGACGCCACTCGTAAAGCGCTCGTATCGGGAGTTTTCAAACTTAAGAAAACACAACTGCAGCTGGCTGCGTACAAAATGGCTGCCGAAAGATGCTTGGGTATCTCTATCGATAAAACTCAAATTATCGTGTCTACTCCGGTGCCGGAGTACTCAGTTCAAGTATTCACTTTCGGCCCAAAAGAAGTTGAAAAACACGAAACACAATGGCTGGCGGTTTTACAAAAGTTCTACGAGAACCTAGGCCAGACTTAAGGTTTTGCACCGTCAGCGGCGGGGCGGCCGTGGCACAATGGCTTGACTAGGAGGGGACGTGGACTTTTACTTCAGCCGCAACGAGGAGGTTCAAAAATATATAAACGCCAAGTCTGGCAAGATCGCGCCCGGCGGCAATTTCCGCGCGTTTAACGAGAACTGGATCGCTTGTGAAGGTGATGTCGATAAGCTTGCGGAATTCGTTTGCGACAAGCAAAACGGATTGTGCGCGTGGCACTTAACTGACGGCAAACGGAAAGAAAAAGAGACAGGTTGTCTAAAGAGCGGGTTGATAATTATTGACATCGATAATCAAGCAGACGGTAAAGATGAAAACGGTAACAAGATTCAAGATCAACAATTAAGCGTTGAGCAAGCACTAGAACTAGAACTCTGCAAAAACTATTTAAGTTTTGCTTACTACTCACCTAGCCACGCGGCGGATTGGCCTCGGTTCAGGCTCGTGTTTGGGCTTGAGAAAGAGATTACGGATACGGGGTTCTATCAGTGGTTTACTCGTTACATCGCGAATCAGATCCCAGGGTCTGATCGGCGAGCCACTCAGGTGCCCAACCTGTTCTACGGCGGCGCGGGCGTAGAAAGTCGAATCTGTGTAACTGACAGATATATACCCAGTTCAAAAATCGACGAGGCGTTTGCCCTGTACGAGTCGCTGCCTAAGACCACGCCGGCTGAGTACGACGCGGAGGAGCGTCTCAAAACGGAGGTGAGCCTGGCAGGCATCGATCTGTCACGGGTGGCGAGCGGTGCCGTCAGGGCGATCCTGGAAGGGGAGGAGGTCGACGACAGGTCGTTCTCGATGGCCCTGGCCCTCAAAGAGCTGATCGGCTGGTGCAACTGGTTGAACACTCACGGGTTGCCGGCAATTGCGGACCCCTTGACAACCGCACAACTGGTGTTCGAGAATATCTACGAGTACGACCCGGCACTGGATGGCAAGTTTTACAGGATCCTGAACAGCATCACTGATGCGCAGGATCTGCAACCAGCAATCGCGATTGCTTCAGACGACGGGGAAGCTGCAGTCTGGCGTCGCGTGCGCCAATCTTATAAAGAGATTTACGAGACGCATTGTCCTGAGTCCATAAAGACCGAGATTGCAGCCAAGAAACCAAAGGCTTCGAATTCAATTCTGTCCTTCGACGAACTGCTCGAAGAGACGCCTACATCAACATCAACACCAACAGAGAAGGCTCCGACAGTGACGCAGACTCCAGCCACGCCGGCTCAACTCGTTCAGATACAGCAAAACAATCGACAGTTCTCGGAGAACGACGTTGCTGACATTATCGTCAACAACTACGGCACGGATTTTCTGTTTGACTCGTCGCTAGATGAGTTCTTTACCTACGACAACGACCGTGGCATTTGGTATATCCAAGACGAGCAGCACATCAAACGGCGAATCGTAAAGACTCTTGATACGTTTGTGACCGCTGGCGTGCTGCCCAGGTACAACTCAGCAACGGTCAGCTCCGTCTACCAGATCTTGAAGGCAAAGCTGTTGAAATCGGTCGACGGCGGTCGTACTTCAATCTGGAGCAAGTCACGAGGCAAGATCCCATTCACAAACGGGGTGCTCAACGCCGAAAACTTTAACTTTGAGGAAGACAACCAGAAGGAGCTGTATCTGCGTAGCCGCCTGGCGTACCCCTACAAGCCGAATGCACAGTGCCCCAAGTTCCTTACCTGGATTGACTCCTGCGTAGGTACGGAACGTGTTGTAATTGTCCGAGCATTCTGCCGTGCGCTACTGACGGGCTACACAACGGGCGAGCGATTCCTGCATTTGGTTGGTCCTGGAGGCACGGGTAAGTCCACGCTGCAGCAGCTTCTGATTGCACTCGCAGGGTTTGGCGCGACTCACACAAGCAACCTGGAGATCATCGAGACGAACAAATTTGAGTGTCATAACCTAATCGGTAAGAAGTTGCTGTTGCTCACGGACGAGGCAAACTTCAACAAGCGACTCGACGTTCTTAAAAAGATCACATCAGCATCCGACACCCTGCGTGCAGAACGTAAGTACGGCAAAGAGGTAATCAGCTTCAAGCCCGAAGCTCTGGTCTGCATCGCATCTAACGAGCACATCAGCAGCTCCGATATCAGTAGCGGCCTAGAGCGGCGACGACTCACCATCATCATGGATCGAGTCGTGCCCGCATCTGAGCGGCGCGACCTGCTCAACGTATACCAGGACCGGATCGAAGGTGAGCTGGTGCCGGAACTCAGCGGCGTGGTGTCCTGGGCGTTGGATATGCCGTTTGACGATATGCGGGATGTGTTGGCCAACCCCGTTAAGCACGTACCCTCACTCAACGCGACCAACCTCGAAGCGTTGATCTTCAACAACCCGTATGTCGCTTGGCTTGCTGAATGCACCATGTACGCCCCAAACAGCCACGCGCTGATCGGCGGCGGTGCGTTCCGCCCCAACACAGACGAGAGCGAACGAGGCATGTTTGTTAAAAACGCATACTCAGAGCTGTATGCAAGCTACGTGAACTTCTGCAAATCAAACGGCTACAAACACTCAGCGAAACCTCGTTTTGTTGACCGCCTTAAAGAGACTGTGCGTAATGTTCTCAAGATCGATGGCGTTGCTCCAAAGTTTATTAATGGTAAGGCGGTCTTCAGCGGGCTACGATTGAAGCCCTACGATCCGAGTACGGACCGAGCCGCCAGCGGCGACAACCGTTTGCCCTCCCCCGTGGAATGGGCCTCGAATCCAGTTCAATCTTTTTGGCAAACAGCCTTTGAAGCTCACGATGGACTTTCTACAGAAACACCTGTTTAGCTCGCTGATCGCAGTCGGCGCACTGGGCACCTTATCAACTGCAGTTGTCCGGCCTGAATACATTTCAGTGGCTATGTCGGCCACGGGGGGTTTGTTGACCGGCGCCTCGGTCGCAAGCGAAATCCGGCGCAAGTCGGAAGAAGACGCTGTTGAAGCAGCCAAGGTCGCTAAGGTTTTCAACTACCTGTACGAGCAGAACAAGGGTCTGCTAATTCCAGAGCAATTAGCGTTCAACTCAGACATTCCGTTCGATAAAGCTAAAACTTTTTTAGCTGCGTTGGCTGAGAGCCAAGGCGGGCAAGCAATCCCGACGGAAAATAGCGTGATGTTCAAGCTGCCGCACCCAGAGAACGTGCTGGATCAGCTGACGGCCAACGCAACTGCATGGGCTGAAAGCCGAAACACAGCTCTGGCGTCCGAAAACGCAGCATTAAAACAGCAGCTTGGCATGGTGCAAAATGTGATCGCCAAGATGAACCAGCTGTCCACGCCGGGGCAGGTTCCAGTTTCACCAGCGGAATCGCAAGATCCGTGGCAAAACCTGATAAAATAAATACTGCGCGCAAAGGCGATGAAGGGGGCCCATGAAGCCCCCCTTTCGCTTTTTAAATCAAAACTGTTTTCCAGAAATCATCGATATGCTTCCACCCCTTCAATCCGGGGTTTTTATCTTCCTCGGCTAGTTCACGGACAGCGAGGGCGATCGTCGGCAGGTAACTAGACATAAAGCACCCGATGCGATCTGAGATGTACTTGTGCTCTTTCTGAGTGCCAGGCGCAGACCTGACGCCAACGTAGAACAACCAGTCACGGACCGTGCCGCTCATGTGAAGTCGGGTCGGCATACACATCCAGAGCAGGTTTCGAGCACACTCTTTGGCCACGCCGGCTGTAAGCATGTCGCGGTAGAGCTTTTGGTTTTGGTCAAACAGATCTTTAATCCGGTCTCTGAATTGATCTTCAATATCTGAATCCTCGTACTCCAGACTGTTCTGACGGTTTTTGGCGTCCTGAGCACGCAACTCAAACTGCCAGCACTTTTCCGCATACGAATCCAAGACATAGCTTGGGTCCGAGTACCGAGCAGACAGTTCCTGGAAGTGGAAACTACGGTGACGAATCAGCTGCGCCGACACAGCACGAGATGTAATAATCTCAAACGAAATAGATGCTTGTTCAAAAATACTTACGTGGTTCTCACGCAGACAATACTTTAAAAGTTTTACATAATCTTCTCGCTCGGGGTCTTTTGTGGAGACCCTAGCGTGTTTGGCAATTACTTTCTCAGCTTCAAACGTAATCCAATCGAGTTTTACACTCGATAAATCTTTTGGTGCGGCCACGGCAGCGGTCAGGCTGCCCGCATATTAACTGCGTGGGAAGGCTTCCTGATACCGAAGTCGGCGGGTGACCTCACTCGGCGTAATCCCTGCAAGCTTAGTGGCGTCGAGATTCAGGCGCTGACCGGCCATGCGAATAGGGAAATCGTTGTGAGACATCATGCGTTACCTTGCTTCTTAGCTTTGGCGATCGACATAAGATTGTCGATCATATTGTGACTGTGCTGGGGGTAGTCGGTTGCCAGAACTTTTGTATTTAAAAAGTTCTGTTTTGCGTTCAGAACTAGCTCCTGTTGAAGTCGAAGACGCTGATCGGGCTTCATCTGAGCTGCTGACAGCATGTATTGCTCTTGCGACATGTCGTCAGCACTGTCCGGAGCGGCAATAGCGCGCTGGTTGTAGCCCCCGGCTCCAGTCACATAATGACTCTTCTTAATATTGCCCTCTCCGTACTCGACCGTTTGAACCGGGGGACGGCGGTAAACGCCCCGATCGTGCTCAAGCTGAGCGGCCACGCGGGTAATCGAGTCGATCGACGCGATCCGACGGACCGATAGCTCAGGTTCGCGGTTGTAGCCGAGGCGTCCCTGCAGAAACTTAGGTTGGGGAGTCGCCTCAGGCGCGCCGGTTCCGCCTACACCGGGAACAATAGCCATTACTGATCGCGCCGATTGGCCCTTTTGTCCCTCATTCTAATATTGTCAGAGGAATTATCTAAGGGATTGTGATTACGGTGATCGACTTCTTTCCCGTCGCCTTTGTGTGCGCGACCATTCTTCATCATGTAAGCCCTAGCCTTATTACGGGAAGCCCTTCGCTTGATTTGCTCTGGCTTAGCGTGGTACTCTTCGTACTCTTTTTTATAGTCGCGACTCATGGCAGATAACTAGCTACACGTATTTTAGAAGCGCCTCTTTTATCGCCACGGTGAATCGCCTAAACGTCGCAAATAGGCTGTTGAGGATCGCGGCGCGAATCGGTATCATTAGAAGAACTTGAGTCTGTTGAGAAGTTCTGCAAGACAATCCGTTTAAGGATTTGGGGCGCTGCTTCACAAAAAGATTGGTAGAGACCAGTGTAAGTGTGGTCTTTCGGCTCGCAAAATTTATAAAGAATTTCAAGAAAGTCTGCTTTCTCTTGTTCGGCTTTTACGTCCCAAGTCAAAAGAACTTGTTGCCAATCAGACGAGTTTTCGCTCATGGGAAACCGTGGGATACAAAGTCCGCAATGACAGCATCAATTAATGCCTTACGGTAAGCGAGCATTCGTGCCGCTTCACGCGTAATTAATTCACCGAGGGGACTGTCGTCCTCGTCCCAGTTAAATGTTTTGGCATCGGCTCGAATGTTAGCGCACCGAGCCACGTTGAGCCAATCGCTAGGCGTCATTTTTTGGCCTTAATAAACCAACCGTTGCCGCTGACGGGAACCATCCAACGCGGTCCTAAGTTCTTCTTGGAGTAAGTAAGAGACTTGCCGTTCGTGCTGATATAAGTGCCTTTGACGAGGTCTAAGTCGCCAAACGGATCGTTGACAATCAAGCCCTTGTTATCGGCAGTGCGGCCGATGACGGTAATCCAATGTCCGTTACCTGTCGGATTTGACACTGGTCCTTTATGAAGGATTCCGATGGGAATTGGAATTCCTTGAACCAGGAGGCTTTCGAGGTCTGACCACGAGCCGTCTTGCCTGAATTCGGCCTGCAGACCGTAATGCTTCAATGCCGCAAGCTGCGCCGACGCCTCTTCGGACTCACCGTACTTATAAACAGTCTTTAAGTATTCGTCATCGGAGGATATAGCACCGGGACGCAAGTACTTCAAGAGCATCGCGCATGCACTGGAGTAGCACGTGGACAGAGGATTCGTGTAGTTGTCCCGTTGGCTGTAGTACGGAACGTCAAGAACAAGTTTTGGCAGAGTCGCAGACGGCTCTTCGACGACTGGCGCAACGTCGTTGATGATTTTGAAATCAGCTGGCCAAAACCACCACGTGGCGTCTGGCTGGGCCTTAAGTGAAATCTTGAAGTGCGGCTCTCCTGGCACCATCGTTATAGATGCCCACTCGTGCGCAGATCCCTTGGGCACGAATAGTTTTTTTTCGGCCGGCAAGTCGGCGGCCTGCTTGGGCTCACGCTTAAGCCACGTATCTTTTTGAGCAAGGATGGAGGTGGCCAAGAGAGGATGAAGAGCCTTCGTCAAGAATAGCGATTTTTCGCGCTCGCGCCGACGTTTTAGACCTTCTACAACTTTCCCATCAACTTTACACCACTTTAAAAACTCTGATGCGACTAAGCTGCGATCAGTGTTACCGTTGAGCAGTTTAAGTAATGTGGACGATTTAAACGCACCTAAGCCGATATTGTACGACAGACAAACTAAAGCATCAAATTCATTTTGATTTAATTTTACAGTTACGAAATCGTTGACAGATTTAGCAAAGTAAGAAACGTCTTGGCGAAGCCACGTGTCGGCTTGCTCTTGCGAAATGACTAACCCCTCGTAAACGTCGGGACCAGTGGCGCCGTAGCCAATGGTCCACACACCGCCTACATCTTTATACGCTTTTAAACGACAGCCTTCGAATTCCTTTAATAAGGAGAATCCGTTGTCTGAAAAGTTCACCGAACTTGGAGATCAATACCAATACGATACTCCGTACCGGAACGACCTTTTAACTGAACGTAGGTGTAATACGTGCCGCTAGCTGCAATTCGAGCCTGCGTAACAGCAGTCTTGCGTGCGCTCAACTTAGACGGCGAAGCGACAAGAACTTCAGCACCCGTCGAATTAAGAACGACAACGTCGCCACAATTATTTTGGTTGCGGATGTCGACTTGTAAGATTCCGGTACCGTTGACCGTTAAAGGATAGTAGTCAGAGATGCCGTAAATACCGTCGGCAATGTACGTACGAGCAGCTACGGTGTTTACAACCACGCCGCTGGCATCGAGGATGCGACGCTGGTCAAAACTTGTCGAAGCCGAGCGCCAGTTAGACAGCGCAGTACCGCTTGCCAAAACGGTATCAAGCTCTAAATTCTTAGTGAACTGGCTCATTTCTGAGTTCCTCTATGCGTTTATTTTAAATGATAAAGATCAATCAGACGGCGAACAGTCCTCTAAAATTGAGATAGTTAAAAACCGGTCGTGGGGTTGGAAGCTTTCATAGCCGCAATAACTTTGGGCGCGGGGCTTCTCACGTGGTCGCACCAACAGCGGCAGCAGGTCACTAACGCCCGGTTTGATTCGATTAAGAGACGCCTGGAAGCTGCTGAAGGCAAGCTGGAAGAACTTCCAGTGAAGTACGTGCTAAAAGCAGACTTAGACGGAGATTTAGACGATATAAGAACTTGGCTGCGCAACATCAACGACAAATTGGACAGGTTAATCATGGGCAAACCTAATGAAAAAATCTAAGTACAATCTTTGGTTTGCTCTAACTTACGAAATTTTGACGGCCTTAAAAGAACATTACAAAAAATTAAGAAGTAATAAATGGGTGAAATTGATCCTGGCGTACTGTAAACACGATTGGGTGTTGTGGAAAGTTGAGTCGACTTTAAAATCAGTCGATCGAGATATAGAAAAAATTCAAAAACAGTGGGAGGCTGAGCAACCCCCAAAGTTCATAATCGTCGAGCACGAACCAAACGGCTCAGAAGCTCAAAAACTGCTCGGCGGCGCAATCGAAATAAAAAGTACATTTAAACGAGAGTAAGATAAAAGCAGTAGAGGCCACTTTCCATGGCACAAATTATTGGCCACGCTGAGAACTTGATTCAAGTTCTGTTCGCAGTCCATGTGATTGCTTTGTTTTTCGTTAACTTAACGCCCACCCCGAAAGATAACGAAGCAGTCTATAAGTACTACAAACTTGTAGAGCTGTTGGCCGGTATCGTGACTCGTTTAGCTAAGCGCTGAGTGATTCACAAGGGTCGAAAAGTGGAGTCGCGCACAGGGTTGTGTAGACCCGGGCCGACTCCACTTCATTCGAGTTCTGATGCAGCCACGCGAGAATCTTAAGCTCGCGTTCCTCGGACCAGAAATCCTGAGCACGAAACCAGGAAAACCAGGACATATCAGATTTATTTAAATTGCAACAAGCGCACGAGGCAACCAGATTGCTGCGGGTTGTGGAGCCTCCGCGTGATTTGGCGATTACGTGGTCCAAGGTTGAGGGGTTTTTAGTCCCGCAGTAAGCGCAGGCTTCCCAAAACTCGAAGATATCTTTTCGAAATCGTTTTCTCGCTTTGCTACGTTGAAGGCACTTGAGTTCGAACAGAAGTTCACCTTCGTTCACACGTAACGTGCGACCTGCCCCAGTCTAAAAAGGAAACCGGTACAAGGGGATTAAGTTTTAGATAATTCTGGAAGGTATCGATCTAAAGTAATTACGTGTTGACTCCGAGCTTCTAGAGCTTCTGCAAGATACGAACAGGCGCGCTCGGGATCGGTCGTATCGCCGCAGGTAAATACATCCACGGCGGCATAGCCGTGCTCGGGCCACGTGTGGATACTGATGTGACTTTCGGCAAGCAACGCAAAACCAGTGACGCCTTGGGGCTCGAACGCGTGAGTGCGGATGTCCAACAGGGTCGCGTTTGAGGCCTCGGCGGCCGCTGCTAGGGCAGTGCGCAGGTAAGCCTCATCGTTGAGCTTGGCCGAATTGGCTCGGTACAGTTCCTGCACACAGTGCTTACCGCTCACATCAGGAACTCCAAACCACAACCAATTTTAACGCCTACACTACTGACGGCTTGCACTGGGTCAACCTTTCCACAATCAAAATGAATCCGGTAAACGTTCAATGGTTGACAAAAGACGAAACATTTTGGGAAGTTGATTGGCTCAGGTACCTGTTGGGAGATGTGTCGGACTACATCGACATCGAATTCGAGCAGACAAAAATTAGAACAGATAAAAATACAGTTCTAATTGCTAACCACGCGGTTAACTACAGGCCGATTCTGGAACGACTGCGACAGAACTCAAAGCGTTATGTAATTGTTTTAACTTCGGACGAGAATCTTATCGAACCCTGCGAGTGGCTGCACGACCCAGCGTGTGTTGGATTACTACGTAACTACTTCAATCCGCTGCAATTCACGCACCCAAAAATCAAGACATTTGGATTGGGCTACAAGCGGGACTTCCAGAAATATCTAAAAAACACAGGAGTTGAGCGGGACTTGATTTGGTCGTTCGCAGGAACTCTGCACGGTGAACGGCAAAAGATGCTCGATACGTTTGCCAAGCTGGGTCCGAATAAAACGCACTCGTGTAGCGGATTTGGGGCCGCGGACGCTTTAGATACACAAGACTACGTAAACATGTTGCAAGACAGCAGATACGCACTATGCCCGCCGGGGCAGGACAGCATGGATTCGTTCAGGCTGTACGAGGCGCTAGAAGCCGGTTGCGTACCAGTGGCACTGCGGTCAACAGAACGCATGAACATTCAGCCTTCGTATTGGCACGCCGTGTTTCTGGGCGAAACGGACTTGCCGTTCATCATCGGAAATACGTGGGCCGAGTGCTTCGAAATTGTCGAGCAGGTCGAAAAGCAGGGCGAATGGCCAACCCTTCAAAAATTATGTAACGGATTTTGGGAGCACTGGAAAACTCGTTGGCGCAACGAGTTCACAGCAATGTGTCAGAAACTAGCGGTTTAGTAAGCCTGCCCCTGACGAAGAATCCGGAAGCGAGTAGCGTCGGCGGTTGTCGGGAACGCATTCAGCTCGATTGTGCCACCGACAAGCGCGCCGCTGTACGCAGCCAGAGTGCCGCTGGTGACAAGATTTGAAATAGTAGAAAGAGTAACAGCTAAGTTATTGTGTACTAAGTGAAGCTGAGAGCTTTGCGATTCGTTACCACGCGCAACTTGAACGGTGTAGATGCAGTTACGGAACGTGCCGCTAGGGAACGAATCAAGCTGTTCGCCGACAGTGGCGTACGAGATCTGAGAATCGAGGAACTTGACTTCGCCCTGATCAGGGGAATACGGTCCACTCAGTGCAAGATTGTATGCAGCGGCTGCGAGTTGCTGAGCCGCCAAGCCAGAAGCTTCGGCTTTGCCGTCAATCCCGAGCGCGCCGTTTACAAAAATCAGACCGCTGGGGTTCGGAGCCAGGTTGACGTCGAAACGTGCTGTCGGATTAAGTAAACCGCCGCCGGCTAAGCCACTACCGGCAGTAATTTCCCCGCCGAGCACACCGTCGCCAGGGGGCAGCTCGGTAAGAACGCCACTGATTAAAACAAGCGGTCTGCGAGCGGCCATAATCTTAGTCTCCTTTCACCATCATAGCTAATCAGTAATAAAGAACTATGGGCGGTTGGATTTCAAGTTCGAGTTCCGTGTTGCTGACGGCAACACCAACATTTACAGCAGCTTGATACTGGTTTGTGCCAGATAAAGTAACAGTTCCGGACGCCGTCGCATACCGAGTAATTTGTCCGGAATACTTCGACAAATAGTAATACTGGCCAGGAACTAAGGACACATCCGCGGTAATGTTGGCGGAACTGACGGTCACAACTCCGTCAGTGCTGACAGAAACGCCGCTACCTGTCGAGGCCGCAGAAGTCGTGGCGCCAATTACGCCGTAACGGGTCGCGGCCACGCCGCTCAAAGCAGAGGCTTTAAGAACCTGAGTGCCGCTGACGTAGACAAAATCACCTTGAATTAGAGGCTCGCCAGCTGTAAACGTACGAGTTGTAGGCAGAGTGGTTGATACCCCTGCGCCGTCAATTACGAATACCTCGGTGCCGCCGGAGTTAAAGCCGGTGTAGCTACGAGAAAAGATATTACGGTTAGGCACTGCTGCTCAGTTCGATATATCTAATTTTAAAGCGCAACCGTCTCTAAGTTGTAAGATACACCATTAATTTGAACAGGCATAATCTTATTAGGAACTAACACACCGCTCATAATTGCGTTGTCGAAATCGGCAATATTGACTGTGCTGACGCCCCGGTTGTAATTAATCGTCGCGGTAGTTAACTCAAATTGCCCGTCTCGGTTGTGGCTAAACACCGAGTCGGTAGAGGGTGTGCGGACCACGCCGTTGGCGTAAAACGCTCGTGCTTGAATCCGGCCGTAGTTAGTCCAGGTGCCGGAGATCGTATCGCCAGCGCGTAAGACGTATTGAGAAAAATTTATACTATTTAGATTGATATTGAAACCGTCCAGCTGCCCCTGGTAATTGCCGCTGGAGTTCGAGATTCGTTGAATATCGACAGCGCGAACGCCGCCCGGAAACGCCACGCCATTTAGGTTGCGGATGGCTGTGTCCGAAAACCCGAGATTTCGGAGCGCCTGCTGGCGATCCGGAAGATCAGATAAGTTGTTATCGCGTAATAATCCGACCGGCATGTCAGTCAGGCATATACATTATTTTAAATCTAGGCATTTAATTAGCGCCGGGTTAGGGCTTGGAGCTGCGCGTCGGGTAGGCGTTTTGGCCAATAGGCGATGCGGGAAATGGTGCCGTTCAAAAATCCAGATACAAAATCACGCCCAATACCCAATCTATCAACAATAGGTAATGACCCAGATTTATCAAAAGTAAGACTACCGCCGTTAAAACAAACAGCGAAATCATTTAACGAAAATCTAGAAACAAGTTTGCATATAGAATTTGAAAGATACGGACCTCCTGATTGTATCTCGGCTTGTTGGATTGAATTTGATACTACTCTCAATCGAGGATCGGCGTTATTTACGACTATATTTCCAATTACATTTGAAGAAGGACTATTAGAGGCTATTTGAGCCAGACCACGGGTGCCGCTTGCCGGAAATGCTGCGATTGTTAATAAACTTCCCTCGCTCTGGTTATACCACGAGCTGAAGTTCGTCCCCGTCATACTCGCCAAATCCAAGCTGCGGGTTACGGTTGATGCGGTCGTGGGGATGTAGGAGGTGGGGAAGGAGCCAAGTTCCATCTGGGCACCCCAGGCATAGAACGATGCTGCTGATACAGGGCTAGAGCAATAAATGCCAAACGAATTGCTACCGGATGCGTAGGAAGCGGATACGCGAGTCCAAGTAGTTCCTATCGTTTGGTTGGCACCGTAATCGCTTGGATTGCCGACCCGTATCGACACGGTTCCAGTGACAGCCTTGAGCCATACTGTTTGAGTAACGGTTCCCGCCCCAACAGTTAAAGATCTATTGATTCTGGGAACATTAGCTCCTGGAAATGTAACTAATGCTGCTGTAAGGGTTCCATCGGGTGCAACCGCAGCGTTGGCCGTGATTGTTGCTCCGTCAGTTGTAGTCCAATTGGTAGCGTCAATCACGCTATAGGTAACTACATTCGTCCTCGCCTCCTCCACCAACAGCCCCAGGCTTTCGCCCGTGGTGGGGTTGTGGTCAAACCGCGGGACATTAATCCCCGCAGTCTTAATCAACCCATCCGAATCAACATACGTACCCGTCGACGACCGCCGAAACGTAATACGCGGGTCAAGCTTCTTCGTCCGCGCAAAATTTAAATTAAGGCTGGGGCGAATCGACGGATAATCAGACATCGGATCAACCTAAACCAGCGAAAATGCGACGGGGGTGCTGAGGTTCAACAAGATAAGATTGCAGGTCGGCGGGCAGGGCGCCGGACAGTGCGATATTGACGTGCCAGCCGGGGATGGGGGTCGGCGGCGTGATGGTTTCGCCGGTATCCGGATCGATAACGGCGTCGTTGTTATACAGAGTGCCGACAATGTCCACGGCGCCGTCTTGTTCGCCGGTCGTGTACCAGCACTGTTCGACTTCGGGCGCAGGGTCTTCGGCTGGGGGTTCGCCTTCTACCGGCTCCGCCGGGGGCGCCGGCACCATTTGACACGTACGATATCCAACAGCACTCAGTACTGTGTTGCCTTCCGTCTCGTCTGCAAAACGTAAGTAATATGCGGCGTACATTGTGCTGTGTGGGGTTATTAGTCAGTTTAGCGCCGGGTTAGGGCGATGAGCTGGGAGTCGGGCAGGCGTTTGGGCCAGTAAAGAATACGAGAGTAAGAAGTGGCCCCTCCGGCTCGTAAAGTAAATCTATCGACAGTAAGTGGCACGTCCCCGCTATTGTCTACTCCTAAAACGCCGTTTCTCGCAATAGCAAAATTATCTTTTTTATAACTAATTAAGACTTTACGAGCGTTAGTAGAGGAACCGTTATCAAAAACCGTGCTGCTGTTAGTGATAATTTGAACTCTAGTATTTGTACCAGTGTTTCCACTACCGTATTTAATCCCGTCGCCTGTTGACAAACTGGCAGATAAAGTTCCGGCAGAAAACCCTAATACCGTAGTGTTAGCTGATGTAGGCAAAACTAAACCTTGAGGCGTTTCTACACATAACGAACCTTCGTTAAAGTTATACCACGAACTAAAATTCGTCCCCGTAATACTCGCCAGATCCGCGCTGCGGGTTACGGTTGAGCCCGCCGTGGGGATGTAGGAGGTGGGGAAGGCGCCGGCTTCTAGCTGGGCGCCCCAGACAAGAATGCCGGAAGTGCCATCCCCTAAATAGCTTTGAGCGCCGTTGGGATAAATGCGTACAGGATTATTTACTGTTGCGTCTGAGGTAGCTAAACCAAGTTGCACACGGAACCAACCGTTTCCGGCGGAACTAATGCCGTATCTCCCACTTATAAACTTGCCTACAAAAGCAGGAGATTCAGAAAGAGCACCCGTCAACAAGTTGATACGAAACCCTGTGTCGATATTTACATCGTATACATCGCAAATAGTATATTCGGCTGCCTTTAGATAAACCGTTACCCATGCGGGAGATACAACTGTTTTGAGGCGAGAGATGCTATGTACGGCAGTCGTCGCAGTAGAAGTAATTTTGCTTGCTGTAGTTGTTCCGTCTGGGGCAGTTGCTGAATTTGCTGTTACTGTTGTGTCAGTCTTTGTCCACGCTGCATTTTCAAGTTGTTCGCTGTATGTCCAAGAATTCGTCCTACTCTCTTCCACCAACAACCCCAAACTCTGCCCAGTAACCGGGTCGTGATCGAACCGAGGCTGATCAATATTCGCAGTCTTAATTAACCCGTCCGCGCCAACATAAGTACCGGACGAGGACCGACGAAATGTAATTCGACGATCTAGCTTTTTCGAATTAGCAAAATCAAGTACTAAGCGCGGACGGGATGTCGGATAATCACTCATGATCAGCGCCAGGCAGGCATATAGAACTGAGTACCGTCAATAACCACGCTGACCCATGTGCTGGCAGCGGATTGAGTACCGGGTTTATTTACAACGGTAGTAAACAGACCCGAAGCGGTGCCGCTGACCTGAACGTTGTTCATCGCCAGCACACCGCTACCCGTCGTACCGGACGCGATCACTTGGAAATAATCCAAACCGCCGCCGGCCGGGCGCATACCTGCGGGCGCGTAGTCGTCCATGAACGCAAGCTGGCCCAGCATGCCGACCAGCGGCACGTTGTCCGGCTCCGTGCCCGCGATGTTATACGTCAGATCATTAAACGCTTGCTTGCGCTGGTCGTTAATGTCGACCCACACAATGCCGTCATAGAAATAGCCGTCATCACGGCCGCTGGTCTGACCAATAGCACCTTCACCAGCTTTAACAAACTTGAACGCATCGACAGGTGCCAGAACGGATTGATCGGTCGTGGCGTAAGTCGTTTCGGTCGAACCGTTCGTATTGATGAACGTGGCGGCGCCACTGGGGTTCAGCAGCGGGTGATAAGCGCCCTGGTTGCGGCGGGCGACCAGCGCGATCGGCAGCGCGTACGCTTTGTTGTTGTACGCAAAACGGGTTCCCAGCCACAGGCCGTCGTCGGTATACGGGCTGGTGATCTGAGACCAGCGGTCCGTACTCTCGAAATCACCCGACGCAGACGAGGTCTGGCCTTGGAGATACATACTCCAAGCGTTTTCGTATCGGATGTCGGCGTGTTGGGCCGGATCATACCCAGTCCAGTCGCTGCCGTAACCGGCCAGGGTCCTGAAGCGATAACGGACTTGCACGAAGTCGCCGTCATCACTGAAATACATGTTGTTATTCGGGTCTGCGGCGAAGCTCTTCTGAGCCGTCGTCGTCAGAGTCGACCACCGCGTGCCGCGTCCGACCAGACCGCCAGCAGCCTGCCAGCTACCGAACAAGCTGTAGGTCTGCGAGCTAGGCACAGCCGCACCTCGATGCGTGACGCTGCCCCAGTATGTTGAAAACTCTGTGCCGTACCCACTGCCATTAGTCGTGGCGGTACCACTGGAAGGCGGTGCCATCGACAGCGAGGTCCCGTCTGGCGCCGTGTAAGTTATCGACGAGTTTTGAATGTTGCCGTACGGATAGACGTAGTCTCGTGCGTTAACTTTCTCGTGCCAAACCTCAAGCGCGACGAGGTCTTGACGGTTCAGAATGACGTTAGAGGTACGCGAACCGACCGTAGTTAGATAAGTACCTGCGGTAACGCCGCTGCCGGAGACCTCAAACCCCGATATGGCCACGAACGGCTGGCTGGTTAAGCCGTCCATCGTGACCGAAACGTTCGATGTAATCGAACCGAAGGTCAGACCAGACGCAAGGAATCCAGAAGTACTGACGCCACTAGGGAACACAGTGGAGCCGAGACCGGACCCCGTAACGGTCGAAATTAACTGATAACCAGAACCGGCCGCCGCGAAGCCGCTAGCCGACAACCGGTAAACCTCTAGCGCGTACGAACCGTAAGTACTGCGTCGGACCACGCCGCTGGCCGTGATACCAGACTGGGTCACGACGGAGCCGGCCGGCACGCTAGCGGTGGCCGACAGAATCAGAACATCGTAGTTACCCGACTGAGTAATAACGGTGTTGTCGGCAAGCGTTTGAGCCTGGTTAAACGTAATGGACTGAGTATCAGTATCAAATGCTTGCTGATACCCAGAAAAAACCGTATAGACGTTTGTGGTGGTGTTATAAGTCTCAGTGCCTGACGAAGCGGGAGGCAGTTGAACCCGGTTTGTGAGTGCTGTAGTAGTGTTTACGTACTCAACACGCAGAGGGTATCCGAAAGCATTAATGTACGGATACGACGCATCAGGGTTAAAGGAAACCGTGCTATCGCCGACTTGGAACGTGTCAACAACGGTGCTCGTTGTGCGAATACCCGACGCAAAAACAACTGCGTTCCCACGCGTGATGAAACCGCTTCGTTGATAACCGTCGCGCTGGATGCGGGCGTCAGATTCAGCCTCGGCTTCGCTCGGTACAAACGAACCGCCGCCGGCAGTACCTAAGTTGAAATACGCAGATAAACCACTGATGGTTACAGCCTTGTTAGGCGTAACAGCATCACTAACGTCTCGGAGAATAAACTGGTCGCCAGGAGCTAAGCCAGAGCCAATGTCGGTAAGCTGGCTAATTCTGATTCCGGATCCCGCTGGCATAATTACCCAATCTGGAACGAGACGAAGTTCTCAGTCTTAAAGTCTCCGTCTGATTCTAGCTCAGCTTCTATGGGCTGGAATCGTTCGGGGTCATACACGAAATTATAACGCCATGCAAAATATTCTTCCACGCTGGAGAGTTCTAAGTCCGACAAAATAGCATTGAATATTGCAATAGCGTAAATTTCCCCGTTAAAGGCGCCGCTAGAACCGTCAACAGCGGTGCCGATATACATCGTGCCGGTATTAACGAACTCAAATTGACCGCCAGGATACGGAACGCTACGTGCTTTGTTGACGTCAAAAGTCAAACCAAACGCCCGGTTAGCGCGGATGCTGAACAACAGTGTGCCGTTAGCTGGCATCGCAGAGGGGAAGTTTGGAACGGGCGTCGTCGCGGTACCTGCTTGCTTAACAAACAGTCCAAAGTTTCCGTCACCAGTAGAAGCACTGCGCCAGCGAGCAGCCGTGTTAAGGCTGTTGCCCATGATGTTGTACTCAGTATCCTGTACGCGTGCGATAATGACCACGGTGGCCGCATCGGTGACCGGGATCGAGGCTTGTGGAATCGTTAAGAAGTCGTTCGATCCGTCAAAAACAACGCCAGGCTTATTATTTAACAAGTTGAGCGTGTATAACGGTTTATTGGCGTCAGTTGTCTGTACAGCCGACCCGCGCCCCATGACGTCAGACCAGGAGGCCACGCGGCGGCTGCCGTCAATTGAAACGGCGCTGTATTCCGAGTCAAACCAAAGAATGTTGGATGCGTACGCAGTCGGGGGCGCCAGGTATGTCGGCGTATACCGAGTAGCAAAAGATGGCGATTCTTGAATTTGTAGATATTGCTTGTACTGTACGTAGTATGAGCTGAAATCCTTGGCATCGCCGCGGAAGTTCAGACCACTAATGGTCGCAGTCGTGGCGCGAACCGGACCGAGTAAGTACTGAGCTTCCTGAGTGTAAAGTCCAGAGGAATTAGTGGTAGAGAAAAAGGTGTTAGTTGAAGTTGAATAAATGTAGTTAGAGGTGTCGTAGTAGCCACGGTCGTTGTTGACCGTATTGGCAAAGATTGAGTTGATGCGGGTATCGCCAGACGTCGAAACGTATTGGCCAAGTTGATTTACGTAGCTAAGGGCACGCGGCAGGACGGCGACGACTTGGGTCTCTAAGTTGTAACTAAGGCCAGAACAAGCAATATAATCGGCAGCGGTGACACCCGATGCGCCTGTATTAACTAAACACGCTAAATCAGATCGAGTAAACCCTAAGTTATCCCAAGTCGTGTTACGACTAGCGACGTCAGATAAATTTAAATCAGCACGTAAGCCGTATCGCTGATAAAGCGCCATAATCAGCCAGCTTTAAGATACATTATAAAACCGCCGTACTGAACAGGAATAGCTTTAACACCGCTAGCTAAAGTTCCTGAAACAACCGGTTGGGCCCAGCGGACATTCGTACTCAAACGAATTGTGTCCAACTTAATAGGAGATATTGCAGTCGTGCCGGTAAATGGTGTAGTAGACAGAGATGTAACAGCAACACCGTTAATCCGAAGAGCTGTGCCGCTAAGCACACCTTCAGTAATGCCAAAAAATCCACTGGACGTGGGATTTAATTTAGGTAAAGCTTTATCGCGAAGCCCGAGACCGCTGGCAACCACGCCGGAGATCGTGGTCATTCGGGGCTGAACCCGATCGCTCAGATTTCGGAGGAGAAGTAAATCTTGTCTAGGAACGCACGCCGCGCCGCTAGCGGCGTACATGTCGCCAGCAACGATTTGAAGAGTAACTGTAGAAACACCAGACGCGTACGTGACGCCGGCGCCCAAGTTATTCCATGCTGTTGTTGTATTCGTTAGATCCCGTAGGTTCTCGGCAGCTTCGAGGCCTGTCTGTGGCATTACTGTTGCTCCTCCCAGTTAAGAGTTGCTTGAGCAAATCCAGAACCTGTACGCGCTTGACCAGTTAAGTAAAGAGAGCCTGTGCTGAATACACTGGTAAGGGGACCAGCCAGGTACCGTTTGTCGGGACCGAAGATGTTCGATAGATCAAGCGTGACGACTTGGCCGCTTGCCACAAAATAAGTAGCGACGCGTTCTGGCGTTTCTAAAATTCTATATCCTTGCGTATCGACAAGACATGCGGACAAGCGATTGCTCGACGGAACGCTGAATTGATTTGAGCGGTACGTAGGACCGCCTGCGTCGGTTGAGGTGATTGCCACGCCGCTGGTTGTCCACTCCGTAAGTGCGACGGTGGAGTTTGCAGGGGCGCTCGTAATAGCAGAAGAGCTGACAGTTGTATAAACTAAATCAGATAACTGAGAGTTATCTTGCATTTCTACGACAATCTTGACCGGGTACGGGTTAGTTACGCCGGAAAGAGTCAGAGTTTGGCCGCCGGCAGTAATCGTCGAGCTAGTGCCGGACGTAATAGTAAAACTTGTGCTGTAGTCGTCTTGCGGGAAAGCCGACTCGCCGACAATCTGCCCTGCTAAGTTGTAATTTACGCCTGGATAACTTGTAGCAGCCCAGACAACGTTCGTGTTCGTGTTGTACGTGGTGCCCGATGCGTTAGGAACAAGTCCAATTCGCCAATAGCCGCCGCCATCTGTGTAATAAATAGAGCCTTGAGTTACTCCAGACGAAATTGTGCCGCTACTTAGCGCCCACGCGTTGAATCGAGATAACGTGACCGACGTCGTACCAGAGGGCAAATCCTGAGGAGAAGTGACGGTAACGACACGTCCGTCGGCACTGACGGACTGAACATGAGTGGCGTAGATGCCGGCGCCAACAACTTTGACGCGGCGTCCCGTCGTATACGTCAAAGTGCCGCTGAGTTCACCGGAGATATTCGGGAACGACCCGCTAAGTGTCGTCGGAGTCGGACAAGTTACGGTAATAGGTGCGCTAGCCCCTCGACTTAAAATTGTGCCGTAACCGGGAGAATAGTTTATATCTGTAGTTCGATTAGGGGCAAATACAAAACTGAGTTTTGCGTCGACATCAGCAGTAGCCGTTGCACTAATCGGATACGCTGTTTGAACGTTTGTAACGTTATTAACAGTGGGTCGGATCTGAAGCCCTAGTAACGTACGTTCTTTTGAATCAACTAAGAGCGGCGTAGGAGTAGCGGCACTATTAACGTTAATCGTACCTTTGTCGCCGCCATCGATGTAAACGCTGGACCCGTAAAGGTTTATAAATGTTGGTTGGGTTGCGCCAGCAACAGATTGAACTTGGCCGAACACGTACATGAACGGCGAACGAAGGCTCGGATACGCGTATTCGTTACATGCTGTAATTTCATGCAGCACGACCCAGCGAGAATCTCTGTATGCGCTAGGAACGTAAGCTAGGAAACGAGCACCGATAGCACCATACCAACCAAACTCGATGGCAAACATGGTGGTTTTAGATAAATCTAAGTTCCACGCCGCGGGGCTAGTTGCTGTGATCGGGTCGCCGTTCCAGTCGTCACGGGCAACTTTTAAAGTCCCTAAATCGGGGGACGTTCTGACGATGTAGAGATCCGTGCCGCGCTCAAGTTGGAAGTAATACCCGTCGCCAACATCGTTCTTGACGCCCCATTGAATCACTTCGCCAGGTAACTGGCTGTTCGTAGACATACGAACGCCAAGTGTGACGCCCGTGATCCGGCCAGGCTGGTATCGAAAATTCTTCTTAGTGCGCCAAATAGCAGTCTGTACACCGTTAGTGTAGCCGCCAGGGTAACGACCTGTATTATCGTCGTAAGTATACGTGAAACTGACGGGCACCGGGTACACGTAGGCCTGTAATGCAGCCTCAGTTGTCAGAGACTGAGCAAAATATCCGTACGTGTCCCTAAACGTCCACGCTGAAGGGTCTTGAAAGTACGTATAACTTGCATATGAGCCCCAATATTGAGAGTTCGCGCCGTAAGTATTTACAGATTCAAAAATTGCAAGTTTGGTCTCCTCTTTAGGTATGCCCAGAAGAGACGTAGAAACGGCGCTAGGCTGCCCGTAGTTAGGCGCATTTACGGAGATTACAGACTCGGAGGTATTGTTGATAACAACCGGCACGGATAAGGCGCCAGATGCAACGACAATATCTTCTGTAGCTGTTAATACCGTGCTCGTACCGGATTCAACCAGGAGCTGACCAGTCGAAAAATCTAATAATTCGACTTCAGTGGCGGTGAGACCAGCAGTACTGATACCCTCAGGCAGCTGGTAGTATCCGGATAAAACGGTCATTCGAGCCTCAGATTTGCTCTTCCCAGGTCAGGGAGGTGCTGGCATTCATCGTGCCAGCAGAACTCTGAGCATAAACATACAGGGCGTCGCCGGACGCAGCAGTCAGCGGGAACGATAAGTAGTCTTTGTTGTATCCGAAGTAAGGCGCCAGGTCGATATCCACGCCGCCTGCGCCAACGAAGAACGTTGCAACCGTCGTGCCGCCACTAATAACGGTAACTCCGCTGGCGTCGGCGTACTGAATGGGGCTGAGGGTGTCGGCGGTCGTGAACGTCGGGAAACCCGAGATAATTACAGGGTTTTTAATGAGTTTGACAGTGCCGCGTGCGCTGGTACCGACACCGAGGCGGGTCGGGTAGACCTGCATACGGTTGCGAACGTTATTGATGTTTTCGCGAACGCGCAGAGCTAACAGTGCTTCGCCGGCAGTTGTGACGGAGCGGTCTGCCGCGTTGCTAGCCGACCTGGCCACGACGGTGCCCTTGTCGCCGCCGTCGATGTAGTACGAAGCACCGTACTTGTAGACGGTCGAGTCGTTAGCGCTGTTGGCTTTTTGAGCAACGTAAGTAATTGGTAACGTCGGGTTCGAGAGGCTCGGACCTGCGAGCTGGTTTGACGTGCGAATGTCGTGGACCCGGACCCACTGGGCTGTGCCGGCAGTGGTGGAATCGGGAACCAAGGCGAAGAATCGGGCGCCGACTGCTCCATACCAGGAGTAGTCGATCTTCAGCATGGTGACTTTGGTGAAGTCGTAGTTCCAGACTGAAGTGTCGGTTAGGAAGTTACCGACCGAATCGGTAACACGCGAACCGTCGATGTAAGAAACTAAGGGACGATCAATCGAACCACTGGCGTGCAGGGTGAAACTGTTCTTGCCGGGCGTACGATCGGAATAGAACAGCGAATCGGTCGTGCCGTCGAGACGATCACCGCTGAAATATTTACGGGGTACGCGATACTCATAGGTATAGCGCGAGCCGCTGGCAACGGTCAGGAAGTTGCCGGAAACCGTCGTCGTACCAGTCGAAGACGAGTTACCGCCGATGTTGATACCGGTGGTATTTTGACGAAGACTGCGATCGTAAAGCGCAGCGTGAATGTACGTGAGGCCGCCACGCACGATCACGAGGTCGGTGCCGGCGGTGCCCCGGTCGCCATCAGCGGGATCGGGGAAACGAATGCCGGACGCTGCAGTTTCGAATGCGCTGCTGCGACGAACAGCTAAGAAATTTACAGGTTTATTAGTGCGCGGATCTCCGGCAGAAGTTTGCGAACCGCCTTGAACTTCCCAGTAGTAACCGTCGCGGCTGTCGAATGCGCCAGCTTTCTTGAGATCGGTTTCATCGGTGCTAGACGCAAACCGGACGCCAAAAGTGGCAGAGCTGACACGACCCGGTTGATATCGGAAGAAACGCTTACTGCTTAGAACCTCAAAACTATTAGTTTGGTTACCAGAAACAACAATTTGAGCAGCACTTTCAGACGCTAAGTGAACGACTGTGCCAGACCCTGCGCTAGCCCATTCGTTAGGGTTAATATCATATGTGGTTACGTCAGAAAAAATACCCAGTGCAGTTTCAGCCCTAGGTATACCCAGCAGGCTTAAGCTGACTTCGCTGATTTGTTGATTTTGAATTGAAACGGGGACGGCAGTCTGATCGCTCGCGACAACCACGGGCAGACTGTTCTCCATCGTCTGCTGGCCGGGCGGAATCGGCGGGGTGCGGCCGATTGTGATAACTGTCGCGTTAACGTCCGCCATGTGTCTAAAGCAGCGCCTCGGTAGTGTTAACTAAAGAAGAGGCTTTTACACATCTTACCTCTTCAAACAGAATCCTGTTACTGAATCAAGGTAGCGTCACAAAAATAATGCCGCGCACCATCGTATCCGTGCGGCGCTGATATAACGAGACGCCCGTAGGATATACACCGGTACCTGCAACATCAGTGCCGGACGTAGATAACTGAGGAATTGCGAAGGAATACGGAGGAGTAGAAGTAATTAGGTTAAGACGATCCTGACCGCTGGTTGTTGTAGGATATAAAACGTTGTATGTGTTGGCCGGCAAGCCACTGGCTAGAACACCGCTGATAAAAACGTTGTCGTAAGAGGAAACGCCGGGATATTCAACGGTGATGACCGAAAGCGTTCCCGAGGCGCTATTTGTGAAGCCTGAAATCGTAGCCACGCGGGAGTTAGACACGCGGCTGACTTCCCAGAAAACCTGTTGGCCAGAAGTAATAGGAAGCTGAGCAGTTTGAGCGGACGAGCCCCAAATTCGGACGTAACCGGACGCCGGACCAACAATCGTGGCGTTCAGAGGGGTGATCTGAGCGTAGGTTGATGTACGGGCGGAAGCGGAGACAGTCGAGTCGGTCAGGTTAGAGGGAGTGCCGTCGGGCTCTTGTAAATACATATAGAACCCATCCCACGAGTCGCCGCGGACGAGGTTCAGGTTTATTTCTGGAATCGACCGGTTAATAAGTTGAGTGGTGTCGGGAAGGTTATATGCGGTCGCGCCGTCGGCAAGGGTTAACGAACCGCCGCTAGGAATAACAAGGTTTTGGAACGAAAAAGTTCCAGATGCGGTATCACCGTCTGCATTAACGTAACGCGCATCAAGTGCGCCAATTTGTACTTTTTTATTCTGTAAATATGGATCAGCTTCGGATATATCGACGACCGGAAAAAAGTCACCGCTAGCTACAGCGGTTAGATCCGGAAACTGAGAGATCTTTTCGGAAGCCACGCTGCGGTTACTATTTTTTTAAATTATACAGTCTGTTATGAGATAGCAGCTGCGAATGCGTTGATCAGGTCGGTGACGCGGGCGTCGAGGAGGGCTAGGTTGAGGGATTCGCCGATGCTGTAGAAGGCGAGGCGGGCGTTGACAGGAGCAGCTAGCGCCCCGTTCAGATACCGTCCATAAATATAAAGTGGAAGCCCCGTAGTAAGACTTTGAGAAACACTAGTTGCTGTTGCATTAGACGAACCTGCTCTTACGGTAAAATTGGCTGAAGATAATCGCGAAGCACCAAAAAATCCTTCCAAAGCCCCTGTCACCGTCACATCAAAAGGTGTACCATTCCTGCACCGCACTCTGAAGACTGGTGTTGTAGTTTGTCCAAGTATTAACTCACTGCCGCCCTCAGTTGTGGAAGCGGAGCCCATGTAAAAGGTGTTTCCGGCACTGGCTGCGGTGGTTACATAAGTGCTCAGATGAACGTTATCTTGCGGGTCAGAGCTGCTTAACCTGCCGCTATCCAGATACTTTGTGGTCCCATTCCCCACCAGCCCCGTCTTTCGGTTGTAGTCAGCCTGCACAAAGACGTTGCTGGGATTGGTAGGTGCTGTGCCAACCAACGGAACCAGCGCCCCACTCAGAGTGCGGGCACCAGCAAGGATGCAACTTGCTTTAATGGCACTCCAAATACCATCCGCCTTGCACCCCAAGACGAAGTTGTCAATTGCCTGCCGCACATTGTTTTCTAAAAACTGGCCGTCTGCGTTTTCGACAGCACGTATATAAGCATATGCCTCGGGATCATAAGGAATATAAGGGGAATCTCCAGATTCTTTTACAACATCAAAATACCCCTCTGTTAAAAAACCAAAAATATTATTTGTCGGCGTATTTTCTAAAACAATACTTTCAGAAGACACATCAGCAACCACAGCGGCTGGAGTCTGCAGCGTTATGCCCGACGCCGAAATAGCCCGAGCAAACGGACTTAAATTCGAGGATCCGTTAAGCGATAAGCCAACACCCGATGTAATTGTCGTGTAAGAAGTCGTATAAAGCCCAGGAGTTGGGCTCAAATATAACTGACTGCCAGGAGTTAAACCAGAAAAAATATGAACCTGATCATCAACAACAACTTTTACAGCATCCCCCGCATACCCCGACGTCGTAGCTACCCCAATAGCTCTAAAAGTCTCCGGATCGTTAACCGAAGCTTTTTTAACAACGGAATTGTGAGTAACCGCGACAATATTTCCCGGTGTAATTGTCTCGCCAGCTCGAAAAATAGATATCGGCACTGGTTTGCCAGTAAGTATCTACAGTTTACCGTGTTTGAAACTTAGAAGCTTAAGTAGAGATCCACGCGGTGCCATCCCAAACCTTGAGAACAGTCTCATCGACCGAGTACCAAAGGTCACCCTGTTTCTCAGGAATTGGAGCACCGGTCGAGTACTCGGCACCCTTAGGTCCAGGAGCAGTCTCATACCAGCCGCTGGTAACAGCGTCGTAAATAAACAGTGAACCCTGTAAGGTATTGAACCAGAGCAGACCGTCGCGGACCGGGGCATTTGCACCAGTGCCAGATGGCGGAACTTCGCTCTTGACGACAACGGCGTCCGCATTGGTTTGATACCAACCGCCACTGCCCGTCGCCACGCCGCCGCTGGCATACACGAACAAGCGGCCTTCGTTTTGATCGAACCAAAGCGTACCGTTTGTAGCGTCGGCAGGTGCGGTGCCAGATACAACCGTGTTGGCGTACTTAGTGCTGTTAATTATTAAGGTGGATCCGCTGTAACTGGTAGTAGTGCCGCCAATACCAGACGCATTGGTACCAAAAACCAGATAGCTGCCCGAGGAAGTTACCTGCATACCTGGACCGGCAACGATCCCAGATACGCCAATGCCGGAGATTACAATACCGCCGCCGCCACCTGCTTGAATTCCGCTGATCGTATAAGCTAAATCTTCAAGAACCTGTACGACACCATCAAAATTAGGGGCGTAGCCTCGGGGATCCAGAGTAAAACTTGTGGTGCCCACGCCGCTGATTACATAGATGACGTCGACAACGGCCTCGATTATGCCGTTGAAGTTTGCTTGGTGAAAAGCCTTACGAACAGGATAATGGGGACACGCAGTCATAATCAGACGAAAAAGTCCCCCTCCTAGACGTAATTATACCTCCATTAATTTTAACTACGAGCGGTTTCTAGCTTGGTTCTCCGATGGCGAGCACTGACGCGTTTAACTACATCTATAGAGACATTGAGGATATTGGCTACCGTTTTACACGTATTACCTGCCTCTAGCAAATACTCAATTTCTTTTGATTGCCAGCTGGTTTCACGGCGCTTACTGATTTCATCATGCAGTGCTATACGTTGAGTCGGCGAAGCATACTGATGCAAAATCTGTCGGACACGTTCAGCGGAAATACTGAATTCGTGCGCTATCTGCCGATAGCTGTACCCCGCAAAGTACATGTTATAAATAGATTCAAAACGCTCTTGGCGCTCCTGTACGTCTTTTTTAGTGAGCATACCCAAAAAGCAACAGGCGGACCTTACCGGTCTGTTGAGCCAGTGTCAACAGTGCGGTGTGTGAAGCGTTCCTCAGCAAGTTGCCAGGCGGGCACATGAAGCTCTAAGGCGCGCCGACGGCACTCTTGCCAAAACTCCACATCGGGATCGAGATCGGTATTCGAAGATACAGGAGGTACCGGAGCCATTGGAGTCAGGTACGGATTTATGTGACCCAATATTACGTCATAACCTTAAAAAAACGTGAGTAGTACGGAAATCCACGCCTGATCTCATCAGCATGGCGAGAAAAAAAGCTTTCAGAGTCTGGACTTAACGTAAGTTGCGTGCAAATTAGCGTATTTAAATAGTCTAAAAATTAATTTAGAAATACAGTAAGCACGCAATTAGCAAAAACACGTAACTAGGCGAACCGTGCTGCGACACAGCTGCGACAGGCAAGTTTTGTTAAGCGGGGCCTTAAGAGATAAATTGATTTCTAAGGGCCAGGTTGTCCGTGCTATGGTTAGGTGAGCTTCAGGCACATACAAAGCACGCCATGATCGACCCCGTACTGGTTTCGATCCTGGGCCTGTTAGTGCAGACCCCGGTCGAACCCTCCGATACACCCGTATCGCGTGTGTACACCTTGGACTCATTCCGAGTCGAAGAGCACGGCGCGACTTCAAAACTGATTTGCAAATGCGGTCGCTACCACGCCCTGCTCGTGGCTACGACGGACCTGGAGAAGGCGCACCCTGTCGCTGGTCTCTACGCCTGCCCGCTCTGCTTAGAGGAACTCCGCCAAGCCCGAAGCCCCTCTGACAAGATCGCCGTGTGGTTCCGTCAAAACAAGTACGCCATCACACCAGACCAACACGTCCATCTACCTTGTACATTTGCACGCCTTGTGGATGCTACAGATAAAACAATTATGCGTCCACGGCGGTTCGTTTACGCCAAGTTCAACAATGTAACTCTTTCAGAAAAGGATAAGATTCTCACGACTTGCGGAGACCCCGATTGCGTGAACCCGCATCATATGCTTCGTGCTGCCAGCCCAGCTACAAAGGTCACACCGGCCATGCTGGCAGATGTAAAAACATGGATTTCCAAGAGGGCAACCAACCAAATGATTCAAAACTTGCTCGCGGAGAAGTACAACCGCAAGTTTTCGATGCGCACGATTACGAACATAAAAAAATCTGCGCTTGCATAGCGCATCATTCCGATTTGCTTCATCTGCTAACATGCGAGCAACCGTTGTCGACACGCGATCTAGTAGCTTCTTTAGGTTTCTCAAAACCTCGGGTTTTGCGAGATTTAAACAGGCTGATCAAGTACAGAATCGTCATCAAAATTATTTTTGAGCAACACATTCTGTATTGTGTTAACGGCGAGTTTAATTCACTTATAAATACAGTCCTCGCTCTATGACTTTTACGGCCACGCCAGCCAAAGCTCTTCTTTGGGATAAAAATTATGTCATCGACAACCTTCCAGTCTGGATTTATACGGACAACAATCAGCCCACATCACTAGCTGACTGCAAGGCCAAAATCTCAGCAACGAAGTACACCATCAAGGACATCGATTTACAGATCGAAATTCGTGAACTCGAATTAAAAACAGGCAACAGCCGTCACAACAGCGCATTCGATTACGAAAAGTGGAAAGCACAGGCTCTGCGAGCAAAACAGACGCACCTGTACTTACTTAACGCCTACACGTACTGGTTACTGCTAAACGAAAGAGACGCCGAGACGTCGGAACTTGAGAAGACAGTAAAAACTTTGATCAATTTGCTGATCGAAGACCCTACAGACTTTGTTGGACAACTTGAAAAACTTCTATGAAGTGTTTAAAAAACACAAAACACACGAAAACAAGTGAAGTATGCCAGGATTGTTTAAAAGAAATAAATAATCCTCTGGTATTCCCTGACTTAAACCAAATCGAGCCCGAATTAAGAGGGTTGGTTACACAGCTAACCCTTCAGAACACAGATTTTACGAAGTGTTGGAGAACTAGCCACGCGGGCATCACCCTCGATGGCAAAAAATGGCCAATCAGTAACGTTTTATACGCGTTTTTTAAAGCGGACGTGGGCTCTGCGGCTCTAAAAAACATCTGCAGGCGACCCGATTGCGTTAATCCGGCGCATTTGCTGTCGCGTTTCGAGAAACCTCAGATCGTAAAGAAAGTACGAAGCGGGTTCAATCGAAAACTTAAGGATGTCAACGCATTGAGCGATGCGGAATGGTTACGACAACCTTAAACTGGTAGCACTGCGATGTCGTAAGAAAGGCCGCATCGTAGTATCCTGGAGGGCGCTCAGGGTTTTAGCCTTTTCCCTTGAGCCGCAAGCGAACCTTGCTTCCTGACGTCAGGAGGTGAGGCGGCCCTCCTCTTAACTCTCTATCTTCATCTAAATGGATTTAATTAGGTCAGATCTCAAAAAAGTTGTAGATGTTCTTCAGAGTATCGACTTAAGTTTGCAAATTTTAGCTAATGCCAAAACATCGAAGAAAACCACGGCGTTTGTTAATCGAAAGGTTGTCGCAGCTCGGCTTGGGGTTGCTCCTGTGGTTATCGATAAACTTGTATATCAAGGGATTACATCTGGTGGCACTTCTGGTCTTATTGAAGGAGTACATTACTGTAAACTGGATCCTACCGAAGCAAACATTTCAAACTTTTTGTTTGACTCGATTAAAGTACTTGAGGCAGCCTGGACTAACTTCACAAACTACGAGAATGACTAATTTCGGTAACAATCTTAAGAGCTTTGGTCAAAAACTTTTCGGCAAAAGCGAAGTTCAAAATCGTATCTCTAAAAGTGCGCTTAAGGTCATTTTCGGGGATGTGTGCACTCTGTACGCAGAGTTTAAAAAAGCAAAGGGTTATGGAGCACTGTTTTTCAACCCCTTTAATCCAGAAAAGAGCACATATCTGACGCTGCCTGAGATTAGAAACGACATAGCTTTAGCAGAAGAACTCTGTGACGAAGAAACTGCTAAGTTTTTGAAAATTCTGTCTAAGGTCGTAGATAAAGAAGCAGATTCAGAAAATTCAATTGTTGTACTTGTAGATAATAAAAAGTTAGCCTTGTTTACCATGGATTTAAATGAAATTAATAAGCACATTGACGAAATAGCAGATGCCTATAGCCGACTTTGATTTCGTTTCGCCCCCAGATCTAGTAGGAGTAACAACCTCATTTTTTGGGGGCGAGATTGACCTCGATCCAGCGTCCAGCGACGAGGCCAACACTCTTATCAACGCCAATCGTTATTTCACCCCGCGGTCGAACGGATTGGCACAATCTTGGAAAGCCAAAAACATATATCTGTACCCTCCTAGGGAATTAATGTCCTATGACGAACAACCAAAAACTAGACATGTCTTTAAAAAACCAAAACGTTTTATAAAGTCCGCACAACGTGTGTGGCTTGAAGAATGCTATAAGCGCTATTTAAAACGGGAATTCGATGAGGCTGTTGTGCTACTGACATCTTCTGAAGTTGCTTTAATAACCACGCAAAAACTGGGGATTGATTTTCCGTTGTGCATTATGAAGACACGGCCAGATCTATTTTTAGATACCCCGGGTCTGCCGAAACTAACAAATACCAGATGCTTTGGTTTTGTGTATTATTTTCCCAGCTTACACAACACTTCAAAAAGAGTTTTAGAATTTAGCGAAACATATAGCTCTCTGGGCCGGGTGTACTATTAAGACTTTGAATTGAGTTGTACGAGTTATCTGGGCCGAATTCATCCTTTTCGGAAAAGCCTAGGCCCACAGGCGTTTCCCTAGATTTAGCTAAAGAACGAGTTTTAGCTAAGCGGAACTGTCGTTCACGTGGACTCTCGGCCCAGACTTTGCCGGCCATACGAATCACATCACGACTACGGTATCGGTAATCGTGTTTTGCAAAGGGAGCGTCGCCGTGAAACCGAACTTTGCGTTCGTGGCTAGACTCCCGTATTTCGTCAGACATTGTACGTGTAGAGATTCTTCATAGACTCTACATCGCTAGTAACAGTAGGCGGATTCTTGGCGTACTCCATGTAAGTAGTATCCATTAAGTTATTGAAAGCAGGGTCTTGAGCGATCCTTTGAAACTGCGCAATAGGAGCGGCCAAAGCCTGATACATGCGCGCACTGCCCTCGCGACTCACAGCATTCAATCGAGTAGTGTAATCTTTCAGAGAGGCATTTACGGCTCCTGCAAAACGTCTAGCGGACTGAGAGCCAAGAACGTTTGGATCGTACTTCGCAAGCTGACCCGCATACGCAGCACCAATACCTGCAATAGTTTTATAGAAATTTTCGTTAAAGCCCTGCGCTGCCTCTTTAGGAGCAAGACCCGTAAGAGTCGATACCTCTTGCTTTAAACTCCTGTACTTCTGACGAATGCTTTTGTTCTCTTTTTTCAGATAGCTTGCAGATTTCTTTTGAGCCTCTTTAGCTTTTTCGACGGCCTGACGAGCCTGCTCCTGAGGAGACGGACCAAATAAGCCCATTATCCAAACGGTGATAATCCTTTTTGTATTCTACTAGCAACAATGTCACGTAGCCTCAAAATATCACTGCTTGCGGATGGTTTGCCAGGATCGAAGAAATCCATCGAAATATGAGGACCAGTAGCCCGTCCAGTTTCTCCTTGGGTTCCGATTCGAGTTCCAGGTTCAATGGTCATGCCTGGGCGAAGATTCGGATTAAGTTGATCGAAGTGAGCGATCAGGGTATCGAAAGGTTTCCCTTCGGGCGTAACCCCTCGCAATTCCACATAATTTCCATAGCCACGGCCGCCGGGTCCGCGATTAGCCGAATTGGCTTCTCGAACAACTTTTAAAACTTGCGCTCGAAAAGGCGATGCAAACATCGCGCCGCGACCGCCTGCTAAAGCAAAATCAAGTCCGGGTTCGCCAGTAACATCCCTTGGCGACGTGACCACAGCTCCCGGATAAGAGATGCCTTGAGCCATTCGAGCACCGGTTGCGGCATTTGTTCCGATGCCTTGGGCAGTTTGACTCGCGGTTAAATTCTGAGACGAACCTTCAATTGCATTATTATACTCTCGTTGCTGTAGCTTAATATCAAGCAAACCCTGTATTAAACTGGACGGACTGAGCCCTGTTTCTTTCTGAGTATCGCTTAACAGACTGGACATCACCTGCGACTCTTTAATGTCCGCCGCATTGTCGTTACCGCTATCTCGCAGAGCGTCGGCCTCTTGCTGCAGAGCAATTGCCCCTGCGCCCACGGTGGGGGCCGCAAGACCTTCTATAGAAGAACGCAGCAAGAATTTTTTGATCGCTCCTTTTAGGTCAAACAGTGCGGGGGCCGGTGCGCCAGGAGAAACTGAGGGGTTTTGACTAGGTACAGGAGCGGCGGAGGTCGGAGCTTGCGTAGGCGATCCGAAGAGTTTTAAACCTTTCTGTTGAATATCTGGACTGAAATTGAAATAGAAGTTACCGCGGGGATCCGCCATGTAATCTTCTGGCTTTTTATATTTTAAGTTGGCCTGTCCCCTAAACTCTGTAGCACCTCTAAGATTCTTAATCTCCTGTGCAATTAAAGACGGATTATCAACAACCGCCGCAACCCTGTCGTACTCTTTGCCGAGCAACCTACGACCGAAAGTAGGGTCGCTAATTTGCTGCATCGTGTAGGGAAACACAGCAGCGTACTGGTTCGGCTGTTTAGCAATATTTAAAATATTGACCGGATATTTACCGCTTAACCGTCGGTTGATAACGTTGGCAGTAACAGCAGCAATATCCCGACCAGCGCCTCCGCGATGAGCCTCAAGTCCGCTAAGCAGAATTAGAGCATTACGTTCAGCAGGAGTAAGACCGAGACGGCGGCTGGTTGTGTCAGGCATGATCAGCAGGCTGGGTGTCTTCGTCGTCGAATAAATTGATATTTGTATCCACGCGGACGCCGACTTCTTTTAAAACAGTCTTATAAGCGCGCTCTGTACATATTAATTTAAGAATAGTCTTCCAAAGATACGAATCTCGGTCTTTGCTTTTTAACGAGTGAGCTTTGGCTCTGATTCGAGTCAACACAAATTCGTCTTCGAGCGTAAGCCCGCATTCGATGTTCCCCCCTTTACGCGAAGCCATAAAAGGACTCCAAGTACTCTCAGTTTAACCGTGTCAAGGTAGCTGAGCGACAACACTTCGACCAGTATCGCCAGGCGACGCGCAGGGACCACTGTACCCAGATCACAAAAGGTACAAATTTACCAGTTTTTACAGGACCAGTATCCTGCGCTCAGTTTGCTTTTTTGCTCGTCACAGCTGTGGCGAGACCTGAACGCAGCTTTACGGTCCGGTTCGTTGCTGCGGTTCTTCATGTTGGGGTCGCCAAAGCGGACTAGGCGCACCGTATTGCCTTCTTTAGCTGCCACGGAGTACTCTTTGCCGCTTTGAACGTCTCGTTTCGGCTGATTGTACCCTTTAAAGACCTCTCCTGCTAGCCGAATCATTTTTGGTCTCAGGTGGCTCTTACAAGCATACCAACCGAAACATAAAAAAGGCATTAGGTTTGGCACATACGCTTGCGCACACAGCAAATAAAGGTAATATATAGCCGTTGCTTTTATTCCGCTTCTCTAATGTCGGAAGGTAAATCTCTCCTCACCATCGCAGAAACAGCTGAATTACTGAACTGCAGCTCCGGTTTTGTCCGCAAGCGCATTGCGTTATCTGAAGCGAGTCAGCCTGGCGGTTGGCCCAAGTCGGTGTACGTGAACCTGCAGCCCAACGGCGCCAAGTCCCTGTACCGTGTCAACAAGAGCGCTCTGGAGGATTACCTCAAGAGTTCTTCTGCCACTAAAGTAGAAGACGAGGTTGCCACGGCAGCTAACTGCACCATTTGAGCTAGATCATGACGTTTTCCGGTTCTTTCAACACGGCTCAGGTTCCTACAGACGGGGAAGTTGAGCCCAACGAAGGCCCGGAAGTCGAAACCGAGGCACCAGTGGAGGAATTAATCCTCTCGCTGGTGTCTCTTTCGTCGTATGTACACCAGCTCTACACACAGAGTCACTTAATTCACTTAAACATCGAGGGGCCGCTTTTTCTACCCATCCACGAGTTCTTAAAAGGTCAGTACGACGCACACATTACTCAGTTCGACGCCATTGCTGAGTTCGTGCGGTCGATGGACTTCCTTATGCCGATGTGTCAGCGAGGTTTGCTGACGGCATACAAGGGCTTTAAGCACGTTAAATCTTACGAAGCCCGCGAAGCCCTAACGGTTTATTTGAAAAATCTTGAGACCTGTGGCTTCATGGCAAAAGACGTAGGCACACTGGCTCGAAAGGTTCAAGCGCCTGACGTCGAGAACTACATGGCCGACTTAGTCGGGGCAAGCTTCAAAGCCTCGTGGTTCCTCAAGAGCACTCTCAGGAATTAAACCAGAAGCCAGGTATCCGAGGCACGAATGTAGAGTCCGGCTGTGAACGCACCGGATCCATACACCGTGTAGTAGAAGGTGCCTGACGGGTAGCTTGCTGCTGTAGGTAGTCCGCTACTAACCACGCTGGCTCCAGCAACAACTCCTGAGGCCAGTATGCAACCGGATGCCAAGGTTGCTGTATTAGCCGAAACAGCACCTGATGCGCTAATTGCGCCCGAAGCTAAGAACGCACCGATTGCGCCAGAGGCTAAGACCGAACCCGAAGAAAGCGTTGCTGTATTAGCAGTTATAGCACCTGACGCAATTAAGGTACCTGATGCAATACGTGCTCCAATAGCTCCTGACGCAAGTACAGCGCCTGACGCCAGAATTGCTGTATCGGCTTGTGAAGCAAACGTTCCACTGAGCGCTGTACCGGCGACATCGGCGTATCCGGAATCAACTTTCTTCCAAGCTGCGCCGGTCCAAACTTTTAAATATGCGTAACCGCCGTTTGAGTCAGTCCATAATTCGCCGATTGAGTTTCCAGGAAGCCCTGCCGGCGTGGAGTTAGGTCCGGAAGTGCCGTAGTGCGGCGGTCCAACTTTTCGAATAGAGCCGGCAGAATCTTCAAAATAGACGCCGGGATCCACGGCGGCGAAACAAATTGCCGGTTCGCCGGGCGTCAAGATCGTACCGCTAGGTCTATCTGACGCGAGACCAGATCTTTTTAATAGAAATACAACAGGTGTGGAAGTCATTAGTAAGTTCCTCCGTTCAGAGAATACGCAAGAGGCGGGATTTGAGTTCCGTTAGCGTATGTGCTGCCGTCAAGCGTTCGAACCGGCGACCCAGGATACACGACGTTAGAGCCTGCAGTATATGTGCCTCCGTCATAAACTTGAAGTCCAGTCAACGTAATAGGCTCAAACGGATTAAACTCATCAAATGTATACATCTCAAACGAAGGCGCTCTAAGTTCGTTTAAGCTGTCTAAATCGCCTGAGTTTAATGTTTTACTCATCATGTTATACATATCGGATTTCATCATCCGATTAGGCATAGCGTCCTTAGCAGGACTGTGCCGCTGCCACCAAACCAGATTTCTCTCCCTCTCTAAAAAATCAGACTGTTTAGCTAAATCTTTGTCGAACTTTTCTCGGTAGTACTCGTTTAAAGGTTCGTCACTTGGTTGATGTAACACCCACGGAGATGTTGCGTTTTGTTGGTTGTAACGCAACTGCATGTCCCACATAGCAGCATATATGTGTTTGCACCATTTAGGCTGGTAGTAATAAACGTTAGGATCTGAGTAAGGGCGCTCATCGAACTTGGGAATATCGTAAATTTGGTTGAGGTATATAAAACCAAAGGAACGTGCAAAACCGGGGTCGTCCGGAGCGTTGACCACGCGGGGCGTACGCCCGGCACCGGCGTCGTAAATACCGGGGTCCAAGTTCTGAACACGAGTAAACGGATATCGTTTCTTGAGACTTGTTTCCCAGAGATTTACATTTTCGCGACTTAAGAAGTCTGGACAGGTGCACTGTGCCCGCATCTCCGTAGTCAAGTATTCGCCTACGAGGGGAGCACCCGTGGCAGGAACCGCTAGCGTATTCGCGTCGACGACAGACCAGCTTTTATCTCTCGCAACAGATAAAAATAAAGTATTGAATATAGGGGCATACGTAGGAGACCTTGGTACATCGTTTATACCAACTGCTGTAACTGTGTAATTATTGTAGTTGTACGCTTTCTCTGTACCGTCCGCGTTAAACTTATTAGAAACGACTTCTCCAGTAAAAAAGGAGACAGGAGCACCAAACCTGGAACTTAGCCGAACAGCGTATGTGCTGTCGTCGTATTGCGTTACAGAAGTTATGGAGTAACCGACGTCTAAGAAGTTGAAAGAATTACGGGGGCGGACGCCGACCATCCACATGCGCATATCCGAGCGCATCGTCGGGTACATAAAACAGACTCCAGGCAGGTAAACACCTACGCCGGTTGTGCCTGTCGGATAGTACTTAAACGAATACGTAAGGCCGTCGTAAGCCTGCTGCGAGTACATGGCTAACTCATAGCCACGGCGCCAACGAGTCCAAAGCGACGCGTAATCGTACTCGCTAACTAAACTGAAATCCTTTGTATTTAACGCCGGACGAAAGCGGCGATCGAACGAAAGAGGATTAGATAACTCTTGAACGTTATCCGCTCCTCGTATAGTTTTAGGCAGCTCTACGCTTTTTGTAGCTTTTAATTCGCGAAAACCAAAATTATCAGACCCCTTACGGCGGCCCATATCAATAGAATCCGCCCTGAGCCCACACAGTGATACCAGAAGGACTTAAACCACCAGACACAGCAGCAGGGCCCGCGCCTAAGTAACCCACGGCGAGAATGTAACCCTTCTCTAAGTACAGCCCTTCGCTCTTACCGATTTGAATTGGAGCCAACAGGTTCGTGTTGCCGACTTGAGGTACCGGAGCGTTAGTTGCGAACAACTGCACGCTCTGTGGATACCCTTGAGTCGAACCACTTAAGCCGACCTCGACGCGCCCGATCATCAACGCAGACGAAGTCGAAGGCGCAGCCTGATTAGGCGCATAAACGTACAAGCCAAGTTCGCAGGTACGTACGCCACTGTTGTCGCGATAACCTTCGTTACTAACGACGGTGATGTCTTCGACTAGCGCCGCATCCTCGGACGGCAGATCGCCGACGCGAACAAGTTGAATCAGATCCGTCAGATTCGGATTAGTTGAATCACAGGTACCAGTTGAACTGGTAATTCGAGCCCCACGCAGAAACGGGCGGTCGATAAGACAGGGGCTTTTGTTAGTGGAGGTCGAGGCCATTTATCCGCGTGGGGTTTGAGAACAGATCTGAAGATCAGCCGATTCGAGTGTTGCCGGCGCCGACATCTAAGGTCAGCTCAGGGCTCTTGGATTCCGAGCCTTTAGACCCAGACCCAATTACGCCGTACTGCTGGAGAATTTTTAAGACGTTTTCTAAATTCGCAACATTATCTTCGGGCGTTTTCGCACCGGTGTCGTCCATACCAAACTGGCTCATCATTTGAGCGCCAGCCATCGGCATTCCTTTAAAAGCAGCGACTGCGCTGCCCACGCCGCCGGCAAGACGGCCAATTCCCGTAAAAAACTGGTTGAGCTGCTCGCCCCACCCGGGCATTTTTGGGCTGGCAGGTTGAGGTGTAAAAATTGCCGGAACTTCCGGCTTGTACTGCCCAGAGGGACCGCCCGGTAAACGCGACGGGAGAGTCGGGTCAAACGTAGGAAGAGGAGTCGTCGGAGGAAACAGAGTCATTGTTTTGGCTCAAACGAAAGGAACGGTGGGGTATGCGGCCGAGCCGCCTAAGGGAACAAAACGGCCACCGAGAGGAACACGATTAAGAGCCGGACGAATTAATGGACGTGTCGCATCTTCCAAATCTGAGGCGCCCGCGGTACCTTCCACGGCGGTAGCTGCAGCGGCTTGGGCATTGCCGACCATATTGTTTTGCGAGTTGTCGCCTAGCTGAGTGCCGACCGTCGCGCCCTGCGGTTGCGGAGTTTGCTGCGAAAGCTCAGGTCGCGAATTAGCGCGCTTAAGTAATTCGTACGCCAGCGTGGGGTTGGCAGCAGCCCACTGCAGCGCATTAGGCGGCATGCCTTCTAATGCGGCAGCCTTAGCAGCCAGCTCGGCTCGCATTTCGGGTTGCTTAGCGTACCGTTCACGCTCGGCGTAGTATTTACTGATTTTGTCGTACTGGCCGGCTTCTTTCGGTGCGCCTGGTTTGCCAAGAGCCGCAGCAATCGCGTTGGCCCGAGCTTGGCGGTAGTTACTTTCGCGATCGTCCTGACGGATAACAGCGGGCCCGCTGCCAATCTGACCGGCCACGCTGGTGGCGGGCATGACGGGGGCTTCACGTAAACCAATCCCGCTTTCGGGCATTGGCTGTTCGGTCAACTGCGCTGCAGCTCCTCGGATTTGCTCTTCGGTAAGTTGCTCGGGTTGACCTTGAGGGGCGCCTCCTCGTAAGTAACTGGCAAGCGTACCTCCGCCCACTGCGCCTGCTCCTAAGCCGAGAGCAATTAACTGTTCGCGGCTCAGTCGAGCACCAGATGCGGTTTTGCCTAGATCGGTGGTAGCGGACGGGACTGCGCCACGCATGCCTTGAGGAAGATCTCGAATAACGCTGTAATCCAGATCAATGATGTTGTCGGCGCTGGCGGTGGCAGGAGCAGGACGACCTAAAGCACCGCCAGGGGAAACGGTAAGCGGACCGCCAGGTTCAAACTCAGCCAAACGCCCGGCAGAAGACGGAGGCACCATGCCTCCACCAGCAGCTTTCTGAATAGCTAAAGGCCCGTATTCTAATTCTTGAAGAATGAGAGTACCTTTAGGACCAACCAGATCATCAAAAGTAACAGGAACGCCGTAATGCGCCGAAGCTCGATCGGCCAGAGTTTGAATAGCGTTATAAGTGCCGGGCTGCTGCGCGTACAAAGTCTTAGCAGCTTCCGACGAGGGAAGTTCCCGAGGAGTTGTACGGAACTGTGGTTCGGGGGCAGCAAACAGATTTTGTTGACCCGGAGCTTCGCCCGGACGCAATTGCCGATATGCCCGCTCAAACGAAGCTGTGTCAGCCACGGAGGGCTGTCGAGATAGACGGATAGTCTCGGCGTTACGAGGCGTTGGACGCGGAGCGGAACCTGTAACGGGCCTACCACCGCGGGTCCGTAAAGCTAACGGAAGCTGTTGAACTTCTGCTCGCCTTGTCGGAATTGGACCTGCAGGTACAGGAGGTCCGCCATAGGTAACTTTGTTCTTGATGTCAGGTCCAAGCAGACCAGCACGGGCAGCCCGACCGAAATTCTCTAACGCGTCCGAAACCGCTTCGGCAGTAGCGCCCGGAACATTTTGAAGAGCGCGTAAAACTTGGGGGTTCCGCATGACCCCCATGCCTAGTTCTACGGCTTTTGACCAGCCTTCCGTGGACATTACGACGCTACACGGTCCTTAGATAAATATAGCGTTTATCGCCAGTTTGCGTAAAAGTACAGACGATCAGAACGAGACACATCAGGAGGACCCGGTATTGCTTGAATAAACTCCCCGCCACTTCTTTCAAATCTGTAACGAGCTGCCACGGGGTCTCGGTAATTTGGAACGTAAAGCATGTGTGCTAACCGGTCGCACTCATACAAATAGTTTTCACGCCAAATTTTTGCAGTCTCTCTTTTATCTTGAATGTTGATTGAGCGGCTGACGTCGCCCAAAATTGTCTCCTGGCGACTGGTTGCCCGTCCCGTTGCCAATTCAGTTAAGCGCTCAGCCTCCTCACAACGCTCGACTTGCTGAACTATTTTATCGTAATAAAACTCACTGGGGATACTCTGACTAGCTTCAATTAGCCTGGCGTAATCCCCAGCAGGTACGGTAGCAATATTGTACCCTAAGTGATATGCAACACGACTAAAGTTAAAGTCGTCGAGCTTAAAACCAAAAACCTGAGCCGGGTTTCGGGTTATCTGATTAATCGCCGCATATACGACCTCGCGCTTTGTTGCGTCAGTCGTGTCCGGTTGGAAGACAACGCCTTGCTGCGATAAATAACTCTGGATTTGCTCCAGTTCTTGCGGCGATAACGGAGCCACGGCTCAGCAAGCGTTCATTAAATTTATTCTACGTAAACGTCACCGCTTTCAAGAACACTATCCCAATCAACACGCGAAATAGCGCGCAGCTGATCTAACTTAGTAAACCGTTCGCCAGGTAAAGATTGCTGCAGTTCTTTGATTTCGATAGCAGTCTTAAGGCCAATACCTTTAAGAATTTGAGTCAAGAGCTGCGGGGTAGCGCCGTTGAGATTGATCCGGTTGTGAGCCGCCACTTCGGGCTTAACGATCTGTCGACCACGCCTTTGCTTAACGGGTTTTTCCGAGCTTTCTACTTCTTTAGCTTCCTCAACGATCTGGTTTTTATGGGCAAAAAAAACTTTACCGGTAGTTAAAGATCGCACCATGAAGTACTCGCCGTCATCATGCGTGCCGAGGACTTCGACCTTAACGCCGTTGGGAGTAAACGTGTACTCTTTAACTAAGGAGGCAGTCATCATGTGAACATAAGCCTTCGGTCAGTATAGGCTACAGTGTTAATCGAAGAAGTATCAGATTACAGAAAACTAATGGATTTCCGAATGGCGGGGAAATTCTTAGGTAGCGTTCCTTTTGCAGGAGATGTCTTAAACGCCGTAATAACAGGGACGTTAGGTAGACATGCGGGCACCCCACGCGCAATTCCTGCGGCAATCTTAACCGGTTTAGGAGGTGCGGCAGCATCGGCGGTGACGGGAGGCGCGGATTTCGTGCCCGGCATGACCGATGTTGTTATGACAGCAGTTAAAGCCGCTAAAAACGGAAGGCTGTCGCCCACGGAACGGGCTATATCAGAAGGGGCGGCTGTAACAAACCCAGATCGATATATAGAAAAAGCTGTGAACGCGCTGCTTGAAGAAAAACGTTATGAACAAACTCAACAGTTTCTAAAGGCCGCGCGTGGCATGACGTCTGTGCCGCCGTCGTTCTGAGGCAATAAAAAACCCCCTCCGAAGAGGGGGCCCCATCCTTCAACCTGAGTTTATCAGGTCGGGGATGTCGAGGTATAGATGCTGGATTCGACCACACCTGCCGGCTGAAGGGCGAGGTCGCTCCGGGTGGGAGCTTCGTCGGGAACGAACCAGCACACTTCGCAGATTGCGAGTGCTTTATCGCGGCCGGTGAGTTTGCCAGCCTTAGCACGAGGATCGTAAACACCGCCGGCGGCTTGAGTGAGACCCGAAGCTGCGGCACCGCCAAGGTTGGCGACAGTGAACAGACGGTAGGTAGCGTCTGCGGCCACACGGTGCATGTTTGCAGTGTTCCACGCGTTGGCGGAATTCTGCGAACCGTTTTCGATCCGGCTGTTGGCGCCGACCAGGGTTGCAAAGAAACCGCTGGGGGAAGGCGTGGTGTTCAGACCCACGGCGACAGCGGGGCCGAGGCCCAGAGTCGGGGTGGCAGAACCGCCCGTTACGCCGCTGGAGATCACGTCGCCGCCGTCGAGACGGATGGAGGCGCGATACACGTAAGCACCCGAAGGCACCACGATACCGTTGGTGATATCCGTCCGAATATCTTTGTGATAGTCGGGGGACGGAATGATCACAGCACCACTGATGAAGGTGCTGTAGTCAGCGCCACCAGAGCCGAAAGGAGTAGCGTAGTACTCCAGCTGGTTGACGCTACCCAGGTTCTGGTAGGAGAGGTCGACGTAGCCTACGGCCTGTTGTGCGACCCAACCAGGCTGAACGACGACGCCCACGGGGCCGCCGACAGGCTGGTTAACCAGATTCTGACTGGTGCCGTTTTCGTTAAGGGAGGTGACCGTCTTAGGGTCATGCCAGTAACGAAGAACGTTCGTATAGTTACCAGGATAGATCTTGGTAACGGCGAGCTGTTTAGGATTGATGGCCATCGTTAGTTATCTCCTCAAGCGTTAAAGGAGTAAGCGATGGTCGCGAAGTCAGCGTTCAGAAGTTCGAAACCTGCGTACAGGCTCCAAATCATCATGATGAAACGGCTGAAGTCGTCGTTGTTGTTCAGGAGCACCTGAGCATTGTTGCCGCCGATGCCGACGCCAACGCTCTGGGGACCGAAGAACATACCGATCGCAGCTTCGTAAGAAGCAGCAGTACCACCGATAGTCGCAGACTGAGCCTGCGAGGGCATGTTCGTGGACTCGAAGAAGCGAACGCCTTCGAACACGAAGCCGGTGGGCATGATGGGCTCGCCAGCCACAAAAGTAGCTTGGCCAAAACCCTGACCCATGTAGATGGCAGCGTTAGGCTGCATCGAGGACATGAGAGGGTTGATCTGCCCGTTGCCAGGGTAACGAGCAACTTCGCGGAAGTCGCTGTTCTGGCGGAGGTGCATAAGGAAGGTCGGATCGCAAACGCAGCGATAGAAACCGTCCTGATACGTGGGAGTATTCCGCTTACGCAGGCTCTTCACCACGCGCAGCAGGTCATCCTTAACGTCGAACTTAGCTTGTTCGGCGTTGGCGTAAGTCAGGCTGCCGACAGCGAGATCGCCAGGGTAGTAATAACCACCTTGGGTGTCAGAAGCTTGGCCCTTAGAAACAGCTTTAAGGAGTTCGTTGATGAACACCCGGTCGCGCCAACGACGATAGTCGTCGAGAAGAGTTAAGGAGCCGATGGACTGGTGGAACGCGGTAAGATTACCGGTGTCCAACAGCAAACGTTGCGCGGTGATTAACGTCTCACGCGCAATCTTGAAAGTGCTGGGCTGAGTAGGATCAGACGGATCCGCAGGGCCTGTATACTCACGGAGCGTTACAAGAACTTTGTCCTTGACAATGTTCCTGCTGCTTGCAGTACCAATGGTCTGCTCTGCAGTACGCTCGCGTGATTCCTTGCTACCGGGGTTGCCCCAGAAGCGATAACGGTCAAGCTGAACGGTCTGGCCGGGTTGTTTGCTACCTGTAATGCTTTAGCAAGCACCGTAAGGCTCTTTATCCTTACGTAACATCAACTTAAGGGCGTTGATGAGTAGACTATATCTTCACCCACAGCAGGTATAACCTCTGTTTGGGTGCTCCGCACTCGTGTCACCTTATCGGCTTCTACAACAAATTTGTTGCGGTCAGCCTCGCTCCACTTCGACTTACCCCGATTTGTTCGGGTGTCGTAGCGAAGGTCGAATTTGTAGCTCATAGCTTTACAACCGTAAGGCTTTAAAACCTCGACGAATTGCCTGGCGGACGTACCGTTGGCTCTGAGATTCCATAAATCAGGATTCTTTTTAGCCATCGGAACCCGAGGAACCAATGAGGCGCCTGTAAGGCTTTCTATCCAATCCGAGACAACTAAAGCTGTGTCGTACGGGATATATAAAGCTAGCTCTACAATGCGTTCCCTGATATAAGGTTCTCCTGTACGCGTGTATGAGCCACGCTTGCGGAGATGTAAAGTGCCGTCATCCATATAAAGGAGAGACAGCCCTTCTAACCCTACGTCTCGTAAAAAAGAAGCAGTAAACTCTTTTTTACCGTGAGGGTAGAGTTCCCTATAAATAGGTAATAACAGCTCTTGTTGATTAGACCACCACTGACAAGCAGGAAAACTTCCTGTCTGACAGTTTGCTTCTCTGCTTTTAATGGGCTGTTTTATTCCAAAAATACGATTTAACCTTCCCACTTTCCAGCGGAGAAACTCAAACTGTTTTTTGGAGTGGGTTAGATGAAGACTTGGGTAAGTCGTTATCTGCCTGAGGCAGCCATCGCCCAAACAGACCCCTTTAAGAAAGGAGCGGTCGCTTCGAGAGAGCATTCGAGCAGTGTTAGTCGTTGAACCTTCCAGTCTTTTCGGACTGGCTTGGCTGCTGATTGGCCTCCCTTTCGGGTCCGGCTTTCCAGCAATTCACGGAGTTTAACCTAAAGGCTTTCACCTAGAGGGACTCTAGACGCGTGCGTCCAAGTCGTGAACAACCACGGGCTCAGCTGCCATTTCTACAACGTACGCAGGATGCGGACGGTATAATTCGGCACCGAGCAGCTTCGGAAAATCATTGTCGACGAACAAAGCGCCAACTCCCGAAGAACTACATAACTACTTTACCTAAAACCGACTGAATGCGCTGAGTATGTGTCGCATTTTTAGCGGGATTTAGCCAATATTTTTTTGATTGCTCGAATTGACCGTGGGACTAAACCGATGCAGCATCGTACGAACACCTTCAGGCGCCTGGTAGTAAATAGAACCGTAGTTGTAAGCGTACCTAGAGGATTTGCCGCGGTACACAAATCTCAAAGGCGAAGACATCAAACCAGGAGTCGTGGACCGGACGGTTTCAGTGAATGTCTGACAGTAAACAGGAGGGTTGTACTGCCACGAGGCGCGTGAGCCCGACGTGTCGTTAGTCGGGTTCGTAAGGATTCCGCCCTCGTACCGAGCGTGGGTTACACCGCCGCCCGTATAACCCTGAGCAGCGCTGTTGTTATCAGGTGTGTTGTACGGGGTATACCTTTGAGTGTCGGGTGCGGTACCTCGGAAGTACGTGTAAGCGCCAGCATCACGAGCGCCAAACTGCGGCCCGTATGCACTGGAAACTTTGGCGTTAGCAATCTTTGAAGTACCGAGTGGTCGATACCCTACGTAGCTACTAAGTGCGCCACTCGGCGCGTAGTCAACGTTAGAAAAGTCAGTCCAGTACCCAGACACCGCAGGAGGTACGGCGCGCCACGCGGTGCTTAAAAGTCCGGTGTAACGATCTGGGGGTCCAGCGGTAACAACACCTAGGTCAGCGCCCTGATCTTGAATACCAGAGCTGACAACTATGAAACCCTCGTGGGCAGGACCAGACTCAACCCGACGTGGGCCGACATCGTGACGCCAATTGCTCAACGGCGTATACATTGGCGCGCCCTCAGATATTTATAGTTTAAATCCCTGCGACTCAAACGCCGGACGGAGCCACGCTTGAGATTTGATCGCTCAGCGTCTGAATATCAGCGGATATGCTTTGCATATCCTGCGTATACAACGCTTTAAGCGTTTCAAGATCTTTCTTCAACTCGTCGAGTTCCGAGTTGAGTGGGCGGAGAGCCCCGTACCGACGATGCAGTGCAGACATTTGATCAACCTCTACGTTTTGCGGCAGCTTTTTTGGCTTTTGATTTAGCCAAACGAGCCGCTTCTTTCGAATGCTTTTGTCTTTTGCCTTGCTCAGCGAGATACGCAGCGCGCCGTTTAGCGTCATCAAGAGTTTCTTCTTTGACTTTTTTTACTTTCTCAGGGATATCGCCTTTGGTTTCTTTTTCGTATTCGCGCACCTTGCCCTTTGAAATTTCACCCCGCTCGGCCATGGCATAGAACTTACGGCGCTGAGCCTCACTGGCGAAAGGCATTTTAGATAACAAGTCCTCCTTGTATATTAACCAGTCCCGAGCCAGAAAAATGCCCGAAAGAACTTAAATCTAGTTTTGGCGACTTGATGGCGCGCCAAAGGGGCAGCATGTTGTCAAAACGAATGTCGTCAATAAAAAGCCACTTGAATTTATTTGTAGGTTGCAGTGTTGTCAGAAGCTGCAGAAACTTGGGCTCAAAATTACTGTCCTTGGGACCATCAAGCATGATGAAATCAGCAGACTCAAGCAACGATTTGTGCTTCTTAAAACTGCCGGGGTCAATCAAATCGTCTAGATGTTGAATCAAACGACCCGACGCAAAATCAGACTCGTTGAGAACAGTCCAATCAAAATGTTTGTAGTCATATAGGTCAAACGTATGAACAGTGCAATCTAAAAACGAGTTATCCAGCATTACCCGGGCAGAACAACCGCGATAAGTGCCGATGTCGACCACGGTGCGTGGGCGCCCAGTTCGAATGAGGCCACTTAAAAGTCTGTAGTGATCTCCCGGGAACGCATTAGCAAACTCAAAGTCTGGAACGATCTCGTTAAACGCTGCGTACCGAAGCGCCTCTAAAACATACGCATAATCTTTGAAATTTTGAGCTGCTCGGTCGTCGTCGACGGAAAGAAAGTAAGACTGAAAGGCGTGCCGGGCGTTCATAAAAAAACCCCGCACGAGGCGGGGTAATGTCCTCTTACGCCTGGATTATATCAGCCGTTATCCATGAAGAGCAGCTTGCTGCGCAGAGCGTCGGGAGACATTTGTGACAGATAGCGCCACGCCTGCTCGGGAGAGCGGTTCATGGTCTGGTTGAAACCTTGCCACTGAGTGTCGGGATCGACGTTGCGCGCACCGCCGGTGGCAGCCGCGGGAACAGCAGGCATCTGATCGTACTGAGGCTCGTAACCCTGGGAGGGATACACGTCAGTAGCGGTATCGTCGACTGGGTACACCTCAGTGAAGAACCGGTTGGTGTAGTCGGCGAGTTGATCAGGATCCGTCAGCATATGCTCCATGGCGCCAGCGCGGGCACCCAGAGCCTCCATCGTCTCGTTCTGCTTGATTAAAGCGTCTTCGAGAGTGACGGCGTACTCGTTCAGAACAGCAGGAGCTTCGAGACCGAAGTGGTTAACTACGGCCGCGCTTGCCTCGCTTAGCTGTGGTTGACCCGTAGAAGTCTGATAAGAAGTCGGGGTTGTAGACCCGTTGCTGAACGAGGTCGGCTGAGCCGTAGGGGCTTGGAACTGCCACGGCTGGGCCTGTGAAATTTGACTGTACTGTTGAGTATCCTGCGGAGCCGTCAGGTACTGAGGATACTGTTGTGCCTGGCTGGGGGACGGGGAGATTCGGGAAACCACCCGCTCCAGACTGCCCATCGCCGCTTCCCACGGATTGGACGGGGAGGAGGTTGACGGATACTGGCTGTACTGGTTGTTGGTAGAAGGGGCCGTAACCGGTGTTGCCGGCGACGGCGCTTGAGGCATAGTCGCCGAAGCGACCGCCTGGGTATTGGCCACCCATTGGGGGTAGGCGGTGGAGCCCATGTCCGCCGAGGGCGCTGCCTGCGGGGCCGCTACCGCCGGGGAGACCGGGCTCGGGATCGAAGCTGGGATCTGCTGGCTCATAGCTGCCCGAGTAAGTCAGTTCTTGCGCAAGGTGATCAAACGTCCTGTAAAACAGGGGCGTGAGGTTTAGCCGAGGATCAGCCGCTAGGGGTTGATTCGGCGCAAGAGGATGTGGCGTCTGCAACATCTGACTTAATAATACTAAAAATTGCTGAAATGCGCTTTGTGTCTGTTGAATCATGCGGAAGGGAAAACCCTTCAACATTTCCGCACGTTCGGAGTCGGTTTTATCCGGGAAGAGGTACTTAATTGCCTCGACCGAGTCCACGCCGAGTTCCTGTAGGTTTCGGACAACGATAGATTTTTGGTTTAAATCGTACGCTGTGTCTTCATAGACGTCGCCCTGGAAGCGATACGAGACCTCGCGGTCGCCATCCGGTGGCAGACCATACACACCAGGCGGAACACGCCTCTCTTCGAGCGCTTTTTGAATCGCTGCGTCTAATTTCGCCTCGAACCTCTGAAGAGACGCTTCATATTTCTCAACAGCCTCAGGCGTCTGTTCTTTAGGCGGTTTCGGCTTCTTTAACTCCGTAACGGCAGCGAAACTTTCCCTAAAAATCTGCTCCTGGTGATAAATAATCATCTCCAGGATCTGGCAGAAGCCGTATGTTAAAAAACTCTTATTTTTACGAAGCGCCGTGGCCTGAGCCCGACCCATAAGACCTTTAATTTCGGTTGCGGTTGCACCGGCGGACACAGAGATCTCGTCCACACCGCCAAGTGCCGTTCGAATCTCTTCACGCAGCAGCAGAGCATACCGGTTCATGTCGCCGTTAACCGGGTCGGGCGTCATGTAGCCCACGCGGTCGTTCGGCTCGACGTTGGCGATGATGCGAGGAACTCGCAGACCGCCTAACGACATATTTGCGCCGAACGGATCCGAAGCTCGGGTCGACGGCGTGTCTTTTCCGGCAAATCCGCTTTGACTACTAATAGTCGGGCGGAACGTACGGTCAGAATCCGAAGCTTCGACCAGATCGCTACGGGGACGAGAGCTGATCAGCGTGGGATTACCAAAGAATTCAATATTCTTCGCAATATTTCGCATCATCTGGTCATGAAGCACAATCTGCTCCATGAAGGGCTCAAATTCGCCCTCGCCTTCGGTGCCGCTGCTGTTCGGTTTGTTTAAAACCTCAACTGCAGGGATGAAACCGAGCGTGTTTGGCCGACTGGACTTAGGTGTCAGAACCACGCCGGGTTCAATGTCAAAACTAAGTTCAGTGTTCGCCTCAAATTCAGAGATTGAGTCAGCTGTGATCGAGATTCGAACGTACCGCTCGTTCATTCCGTACGAGTCGGCAGGCAACCCGATGTTGGAGTTACGAACTTTGTAGCTATAGATGATGATTACTTCTTCTATAGCTCCGTTGACGTCGTGATATACCCTGTACTGATCCTTCTGAAAGAAGTAAATCTGATATTTAAGTTTGGGATCTGGGCGGAAGTAAAAAAGCCCGCAACCGTCGATTAAAAAGTTACGAATAATCGAAGGAAAACGGATATCTAAACGGTTTAGGTCAAGTAAATCCTGAAGAAACTTTGTACGAGCCTTAAAACTGTCTTGTTCGCAGTAGAAAAAGAGGCCCTTCTTAATCATCAGAAGGACCATCTGCTGAAGATGGCTGAGCACCACCATCGTGGCAGACTGGCGCGACCGATCCTGTGTCCTGGACGCCTCCAGAATCTCGGTAAATCGTTGCCGAACGCCGATTGTGTCCGCCATCAGATATCTAAAACCTCAATTGAGCAGACCGGTAGCAAATAATGCCGATAATACGACACCTCGGCTCACGGCAAGAGATACTGCTTAACTCTTTCAAGTTTAAACAATTCTGCGGGTAATAAATCGTGGGGATACGATGTCAAAATGTGGTCCGAACGCCCTAAGGGGTCTGTAGCGCCCTCAGTAGCTTTGTAATTATCGATAAAATCAAGCATTTCTTGACTGTAGGCGGGAGCTACAGAATTAGGAATATCGTCATAGCAATGTGAGAACGACGTAACCTTACGTTTCATCCGCGCTGCGTCGCCCATCCAGCTGAAATGCCAGCCCGCATCGCAGTCACCAACAATCACGTCATTCGGATTACGGCGAATTTCCGAGAGAGTCTGTTCTAAGTGTTCGTATAAAACCACGGTGCCGCAGGTCCAGTTGTTAGGCGCTTCCGTCGGCTTCCCTTTCGGGTTGATGACCCGCAGATCGGCGCGGCCGTAGAACATCGGCATCGACAACCGGACACACCGGTCAGGATTTTCCTTAGCCAGCGCAACAGCCTCAAGAAGAGCTTCAGGTTTAGGAATTTCGTCGACATCACTGAAGAAAAAGACAGAATCCGGCGGAGTCATCCGCATGCCCACAGCAAGTGCATCGCGTTGGGCGTACTCACGGATCCAGGGGCTGGGTGCTTGCTCTGGTGTAGGCAGTTCGACGTGCAGTACTTGAATCCGTTCCTCAGGCAGACCTAACTCCCGGATCGTTTCTACACACGTAAAGGGCTTAGGATCGCCCTTAAACGTTCGGTCGGCATCCGTGATGATGAAGCCGTCTACAATATCTTTAAGTAAATTGATGCGAAGCTCTAACAGCTCTTTTTCATCAAAATACAAAAAACAATCAAAAAGCACTGGCGTAGTGAGGCTGCCAGTATATTAGCGCTTAACCGCGTAATTGATTCCACCGCCTGCTCGGTACGCAGGTTCGCCATCTGTAGGGCGTCGTTTCTGCTGCGCTCGACTTAGCAGATCTTCTTTAACGTCGCTTAAAAAATTTGACTGCGGTGAATCCTCTTCACTAACTTGATTTACGTCAGGCGGCACAGCGCCAATATGTAACGACTGTGAAAAAGGGTTTCTCTCGGCGTCGTCGGCGTATCCACGGTCTGAATCTCTTTGGCCCGCAGCCGCACTCTGCTGAGCCGCTAACGCTCGATTAAAGAAAGACCCCGCACCAGCAAAGTTATCGGCCATGGTCCCGAAAGAAGTTAGACAAAGGAACGATTTTCAGCGCCACGCGTGAGCAGGGTGCGATTAGAAGCTGCCAAAGACAGCAACTCGTCCTTAAGAGGACTGACGAGACGAAGAATCAAAGATGCGCGATCGTCAGGATCACGAATCTCTTTCAGGAGACTCCGAGAAGTCGGCAGTTCGCTCTCTCTGTAACCGACGTCTTCGCCAGTTAAAGCAGCTAATAAAGCTTGAGCGGTCGCTTGTGCCATTAGAGCCTCTAAAAATTACTCGTTCTCTTCGCTCTTCGACCACTCTGTTAGGCGGTTTTCAGAGGACTTACCTCCCTTGTACTTGCCGCCCATTTCTTTATAGTACTTAGTAGCAAGCATCATTGCACGCGCACTGTGCTTACCCATCTTCGCCCTAGCTTTAGCTTTGGCGGCGGCCCATTTTGCAGGGTCGCTTTTTTTAGCGATTTCGGCCATCAGTAGAGCACCAGAACGCTGTGGACCGTTGTCTGGGCTCCACTAATTGTAGTAATAGAAAACGGATAAATGACGTTGGCGCTTACGTTATCTAACGTAATAGGATTTTTAGGGCCGTCAGCAAAAACAACCTGAAGCTCGTGGTTGCTGCCACCGTCGTTGATGTAAAACGCACGACACGCAGGGAAGTTAATGCTGGCGCCACTAGCTAACACGAAAAATCCGCTTGCATAAGGCAGCGAAGCAGACTGCGAGTAATACGATCCGAATGCCCGAACGTCCATTACTGTTCAAACTTTTGCCCTAGCTTACTTTAATTCAAACCTCATCCAAAAGGTGCGCGTCAATAAGACGATTTAAATACCATCGGCATTTACGAAGATCTTCAAGTCCGTTCTTGTGTTCACAGCGCCACAGATATTTCATACACGCACCGCGGCAGTACGCCTTAAACCCTTCTGGACCGAGAGCTGCTTGTAGTGCGTCGATGCACTCCACGCCGCCAAAGTTGTAGTGAGGCGGGCTGTTGACCATGTCAACTTTGGGCTCGCCGGCCGCGTCGTCAGGCAGCGGATTGTTGAAAAATTCCATTAAAGGCTCCAAAGCTTTACGTAAATTGCTGATCGACTGTCTCACGTGAGACTCAGCAAGTCCTGACAGTCCATCAAAGGCACACTACGCGAATCCATCTCTTTCGAGTATTTATCGTCGTCGTGGCAAATCATGCCAAAAACATGGGGTCTGTAAACGTCGCGTTGACGACAAACAGGCACGCAACGACGATGCTCGTACCCAGAAGGCACGTTTTCAAACGCCAAACCCATTGAACTGCGGTCGGCAATTGGCCAGTTTCGAATGCCCACGCGGGAATAACTGTTTTCCGGGTCAAAACTAGGCGTGCGGATGTACTCTTCGCCGTCGGCTTGGTCCAAAATCATCGCACCGTAATAAGGATTAGCTAACTGCACGAAAAAATTGATGTCGCGGTCAATGACCAGGATCTTGGGAACCGTGAAGCCCACGTCGCCCCAGATTTTCGGGGTTTCGCGGATCAAAGAGTATGGAAAATGGTTATCGAATGGAACTTGTTTGCCTGAATACGACTCATACCTTAAAAAACCGGGCTCTAAACCCAGTCGTTTCAGCCTTGGCTTCCATTTGACCCAGTACAAGAAGTTATCGGGCCGAATAAGCATGTCATTTTCTTGGTAAATGTAAAAATCTGCACGTCGATTAAGAATTGCGAGTGCCAAGTCGGTTTTGTGCGCCCAAGTCAGGTACCAAAATTGATAACCAGGCGAGGCAACCTTGATTTCGACCGAAATATTCGGAATCGTGCTGACGATTTTCTCTAAATCAGGCACACAGTCCTGAACTTCGTAGTTGATATAGATATAAATCTCGACTTGGCACGGAAATTTTGAGTACTCGCGCAGGACATTCAGCAGCGGGTCGATGCGCGCCAGAGGATTGTGTGCAGTGATGGCGACCCAAAGCTTTTTTTCTCGCATGTTCGGCTCGCTTAAGCCGAGAGCTTCGTCGAGTGTAGTTGTGGTCACGTTGGAAAATTCAGTATTCAATGGAAAATTCACCACGCCGCTGCAAAAACGTGATCAGCCAAGTGTATGCGTCAAGCAGATCGTCATGCGCCGTGGCACCGACGTTGATCAACTGGTCAAACAATGCGTCAAACTTGCGGTATTTGTTAAACGTGACTTTCTTGTTTTCCAGCAACCCGAGAGTTCCCCGGAATCGAGCGATCTTGTCGCCCCGGAAACCTTTAACTTCGTGAACGTGCAGGTTCGACAGTTCCCGCTCTTGGATTAAAACGCGTCGAAGGTCTGCTGCCAAAGATGCCTGGTATGCAACAGATTCGACCACGAGGGTTACCGTCGAATACGTGGGCATGTAGACGCCGTCTACCTCAGTAAGGATGCCCCACTCCAACAGCATGTCGCACAACAGATCGATTTTTTCCAAGTTTCCGATAGATCGGCACTGATGCGCATCGATGATGTAGTACTTGTCCTTAAGGCGTCCGCCCAACACAAATGCTGTGTAGTCGCTGGTTTCGTTCTTACTGGCCGACAGGTCGATGCCCACGGCAAGTGAATCGAACTCCGTGACAACTTCGCCTTTAATAAGCAGGTCTGGCGAGATGACCAGATCCGATGTCATCACAGGTTGCTGCTGATACTGGTACGCAAAAGCGACAGGATCTAATTCCTTCTGCTCCAGCAGGTAGTCAGCTGACCACTGCTCAGGCCAATAGCTAACGGGCGCGCCACGGTCATCGTATGTAATAGCCTCTTGCGTTACTTGTTTCCAACCCTTCTCCGGCACGAACATAGTTTTATGAATATCTAACGGATGGAATCGCGTCCCTAAACACATGGCGCGCCCGCCTTCAAAAATAATCGGAGATATCACAGAACTCCAGTTGTTGTTCATCTCTTCTCTAATTGCCGGGTTTTTAATGTCTGCGCTCGACTTAATAGGGTCGTCCACAATGACCAAATGAGCGCGCTTAGAAGTAATGGAGCCGCGAAGACCAGCTGCCCTAAGTGTGAATTCTTCATCACCCAGGCGCGGGATTCCGGCATAGTCGAAATCAATCGACCAACCAATGTCCGACTGCATCCCGGACCGCAGTTGCACGCGGGGAAAAATCTTGCGGTATTCGGGCGAGTCAATAATTTGCTTAATAATGCGACTCTTCGGTATAGCCGTCGCAATGTTGTACGAGACATAAATAATTTGCAGAGGGCGTTTTTCCGTCGTGTGACGGCCTATAGTCCATGCAGTAAACAGGTTTAGCACCGTTGACTTCGCTGAACCTCGGGGCGCCAGAATATCAAGATTTGCCCCAGCAATATCTAATAAGTACTTATTTGACTCTCCTGTTATCAAGTGCCTGTGCCATTCCAGCATATGCTTTGCTGGAGGTTTATCGAGTAACGTACAGAACGTGTGGAAGTCATTGGCCGCACGGCCGTACACGCTGTCTAAACTGTCTGCAGTTTTCTCAGTAGCTCTGACGGCACGTAGTTGTGCACCACGCCGATACGCAAAAGTTTCCCGGCTGGGCATATCAGTAAATTGACAGTGTTGCTATATTGAGCGTATCTGAATGCTACCTCAGGAATGGCGAAAATTCTCTGGTACGGAGACGCCTGCAGTAATACAGGATTTGGACGTGTAACACATAGTGTGCTTGAGCATCTGCGTAAATACCATGAAGTTGTTGTGCTCGGCGTGAACTACACCGGTGACCCACACGGGCACCCCTACAACATTTATCCGGCTTGCACGATGCACACCGGAGATCGTTTCGGCATTCAGCGGATTCCCGAGGTGCTACTGAAAGAGCGTCCTGACGTCATTATCTGCCTTAACGACATCTGGATTGTTAATCAGTTTTGGGAACGCTGCCAGTTCCTCAAAGATGAAATCAAATTTAAATTCGTCGCGTATTTCCCGATCGACAGCGAGCGGTACTATCCCGAGATGCTGCGAAACATCGCGCAGTGGGATTTAGCCATCACGTTCACCGTTAATTCGGCGCATCGGATCCTGGCACATGAAGTCGGCGTGCCGAAGCTCGGCGTTCTGCCTCACGGCGTGGACATCTCGAAGTTCTCGCCGATGGACAAAAAGAAAGCACGCGAAGAACTTGGGCTACCGCAGGACAAATTCATCGTATTTAACGGCAATCGGAACCAGCCACGCAAGCGCATCGATCTGACGATCCAGGCGTTCGCTAAGTTTGCTGCAGACAAACCCAACGCCATGCTGTATTTACACATGGGCGCCAAGGATCTTGGTTGGGATATTCTGCCGCTGTTCCATCGCGAGATGGGCAAGTACGGTGTCGACGGACAACAGCGTCTGATCCTGACTTCTGAAAATATAAATTATGTAGACGCGCCGCCCGACGACGTGCTCAATCGGATCTACAACGCGTGCGATGTTGGCTTTAACTCAGCCGACGGCGAGGGTTGGGGTCTGGTCAGTTTTGAACACGCAAGCTGCAAAAAACCGCAGGTCGTGCCCAATCACACAGCGTGTAAAGACATTTGGGAAGGTGCGGCTCAACTTGTCGACATTGCCACGTGGGTTACGGACAAGGATTTAGGCGTTGAGCGCGGATTGATTAACGTCGACGACGCAGTTGCAAAATTAAATGAACTGTACAGCGACAAAGAGGTCTACAAGGAAGTGGCCGAAGCGTGCTACGCAGTGACACAACGTCCTGAGTATCGCTGGGAATCTGTCGCCAATGGTTTTGCTCAAGCTGTCTCCGATTTACTGAATTGATCATGCAATCTACTCATCGTTTTTATCACATGTACAGCGATCAGCTGTACCCAATCAAAATCGATCAGCCTGGCGTTCCAAACGTTTATAGGCAAGCCGAAGCGCTCGGAGGCAAGTTCACTCGGATCCTCCACGGGCTGCCTGAAAATTCGGTCGCAAATTTCAGCCCAAGCATCCTGAAGCACAACGGTAAAACTTTCATCGCGTGGCGCTCCCAGCCAGAACCTTTTGGATTCCGGCATGACATGAAGTATTTCTACCTGAATGGCGCACCTACAGATATTTATATTGGCGAACTGGCTGATGACTCGACGATCGTCGGTACAAAGAAACTGCGCAACAAAAAACATCGGTTGAGTTACGAGGATCCGCGTCTGTTTACGGGCCCGGATGACGAACTTTACGTTCAGTTCGTAGGCTCGACGTATGCCAGTAAATACGATCGATTTAGGAATAAGTTATTCGCACAGCCTAAAGTTGTGGTCTGCTATGTGAATGAGAACGGTGACGCTGTGTCGGCAGCAATCCCACCAATTGGAAAGAACAGGGTCAAAGAAGAACCAGAAAAAAACTGGTGTTTCTTTTCGCACGACGACGAATTGTGCTGCTTATACTCCACGCGGCCTTTAATTATCGAGCGGGAACAGGGTAACCGTACGGAGGTAAATACGGATGTGTTGGATCAAGTCACACACAAGCACCCAACGTTTAACTCTACGCCTCCGATTAGTCTGAAGTACGGATATCTGGTGTTTTATCATTGGAAGCATCTGACATTTAAGCCTGACGGTACTCATTATCTGCAGTATCATTTAAGTGCTTATATTGTTGACCATAAATTTAGTAAAATTACACATATTATTAAGCGGCCTCTGTTCTCAGGTTCGCTTAACGACCGTTTGATCACGTGGACGGACTACGCGGGCGGTCCTGTGTCCAGTCAGCCTGCAGTCATTCTGCCATTCGGCGCGTATATAAATCAATCTGAGCTTGTAATGAGCTTAGGTGTGAATGATGCGTTTATGGGCGTGTTCAGATGTCCGCTACAGAATATTTTGGGACTTGCAGAAAGCGCCGAAGACTGACGAGTTAAAGTAAACTACACGTATCTAGTGGCCACAGCGCGTATATGTCGGACTTTCCCGTCGTTGCTCCGACTTTAAATTTAGATTTTGCGAATTCACGGCAGCTCGACCCGCGTATTACGTTTCGGCGGTCGTCGACGGGTACGTATGTTGATGCCGACGGGTTAATTAAAACTGCGAATATCGATCAGCCTCGGTTCGACCACTACCCGGCTACTGGGCAGAGTTTGGGGCTGCTGGTGGAGGAGCAGAGGACAAACGTGGCGCTGCATAGCGAGCAGTTTGACAATGCGGCATGGAGCAAGAGCGCTTCCTCTGTTACAGCTAATACATCTACCGCACCAGATGGAGCGACTACGGCAGACAAGCTGGTCAACGACAGCAGCACTGGCGAGCACTCAATTAGTGGCTCCAATGTTCTGTTTGGCGGGCTGGCTACTGGAGCTACGTTTAGTTGTTACGCTAAGGCCGCTGAACTTACCAGAATAGCCATAGGATACCCTTTTACTTATGCGGTATTTGACCTGTCAGCAGGTGTCGTATCTTCGACTACTAATGCTTATAGCTGGACGTTTTCCAGTTCTATTCAAAAGCTTTCAAATGGATGGTATCGCTGCTCGGTCTTTGTGAATACAAATGGCACAGCCTTCAATACTCAATCCAGAATCTGGACGGCAAATAGCTCTAACAGTGTTTCTTATGCAGGAGACGGCATCTCTGGCGTCTACTTATGGGGCGCCCAACTAGAAGCCGGCTCCTTCCCCACCAGCTACATCCCCACGGCAGGCTCAACCGTAACCCGCACCGCAGACGTGGCGAATATTACGGGTACGAATTTTAGTAGTTGGTATAACCAGAACGGAGGTACCCTTTTTACTAGCGCAAGATTCCCCGCAATTGGAACTCGCGGCTTGGCGCAAATATTCCCAACAAGTCCCGGATCAAGTACGAGTGTTATCGGCAATCTAGTCGTAAATGGTGTAGATCACCGCTTGCGTGTTGTCATCAATAGCTTGGGACAAGCGGAACTTCAATCTGGCGGTGCGTACACATCCGGATCGCTTAGCAGAATAGCGTCTAGGTTCGCTGCGAATGACTTTGCCGTCGTTGCTAACGGTCAAGCAGCCGCCGTAGATACATCTGGATCTATTCCAGTTAGCGACCAACTGCAATTAGGCCGCGATTTTGTTAGTGGTTACTTAAATGGCACTTTATCCCGTCTTACCTACTGGCCCCTGCGTCTACCAAACTCCCAACTCATCGCCCTAACCAAACGCTAACTCTTCTCCTCCCTCTCCAACGTAGACCATACCAACAGTGCTGAATCATCTAGCAGTGCTTGAATAGCAGGCTGGCCTTCAAACGTTTGCATTAACTCGCGCAAACATCGATCCGCGCCAGCCAATAACAAACCACGCCGGTCCAAACCGTCTGAAATTGCACGCACAGCTTGAATGTGTGACCGCAGTTCTTTCTGCAGCGCCGAGATCTTCGTGGCCGCCGTAGCCGGATCCAGGGCCGAGTTCACAGTCATAGACCGTACATCTGTAATATCCTGCTGCAACATATCAATTTCCCTGAGCAAGACCTTCCTAAGATCTTCCTTAGGGTATTTCTCTTGTACCCACGCCGTCAGATCTGAGATGCTGCCCGTATACGCCGGCGTCAAAAACCGTGCGTACAGGTACGCTTCAATGTCGCTCGTGGCGTTTTTGGCGTAAAAAACAAACGCATCCTTTTGCGACTTTTCCAGTGTCGCAAGCCAATCCGCAACCGTAGCGGACGTACCGATTGAAGAAATCATCAAGCGAAGGCGCGCTGGGCACCTAAGGCTAATCCAGCCCCGTAGCGCTTCATGGCAAGCTGACCTTCGGTCGCCGCACGCTGTTGCACCAAAGCATTTCGAGTCTGCTCTTGTGCCGCACGAATGCCCAAGTTCGTTTCGCCGATCTTGCGAGCCAATTCGTTCTTACCTGTTTGCGCTGCTAATCCTGCTTGTGCCGTCGCCTGAGCCGTCGGCGTCAACATGCCCGACTCACCCGTCAAAATTTGGTTCTGTAAAGTTCCAGCAGCTGCGGCGTAAGTTTGTGCAATTTTGCTGGCGTTCTCCGCACCGAGAACCTCCATACCCATTTGAGCTTGCTTACCTTTGGTGAGCAAGTCCACGGCGTTGTTGGCATACTGCGAGGCAATGCCCGCCAACATACCCGCTGCTGTCTGATCTTTATTTAATGAATTTTGATATTGATTATACGCCGTCTGCGTGAGGATTTGATTCTGGCCGCCCTGCAGTTGCAGGTACGGCTGCATGTTATATGCAAACTTCTGTTGTTCTAATGTAATCGGGAGTTGGCCGTAAGCTAACTCTGGATACAGTGACGCAAGATCTGCCCCGCCTGCAGTTCCCGCACCGCCGCCGCCACGGAAGGCGCCAATAAGTGAACTGATACCGCCTGCGGCTGCTCCGATTCCGCCCGCAGCGGACCCAAAAGCTCCAAGCGCACCTAAGAAAGGAAAAGGCATATCACGTAGCCAGTTTGTAACTGCCGAGGGCGTTGGCTGCGGTCTGAGCCGCCGTATTCATTATCGCAGCCGCTCCAACGTTTGGTTGCTGAGCTTGAATAAGAGCAGTACCCAGCATCGCTTGCGACAACAGATTTGTTTGCAGCGTTGTCTTCTGCAAATCCGTCCACTGGCGCATACGCTCTAACTCAACTTCACGCCTACGACGGGCCTCGTCTTTACCTGCGCCCAGGGCTTGAGTGATGGCAGCGGTTGCAGCGTACTGTTGAATTGCACGACGTGTCGCCTGCTCGCCATACTCGGGAGACATCCCTTTCTTAATCAAATCCATGAGATCTTTGATCTCGGGATCTGCTTGCGGCTTTTGGGCTTCCGCGCCAAACCCACCGGCGCTTACATCGGCAGGAGCCCCAGGGATCGTGGTTCCAGGCTGGCTATTCCAATCGGGAGCAGTGCTTGGGCCGGTCTCTAAAGTCGGGGCAGGCAGCGTAGGAGCAGGAGGAGTTGAAGACGCTAGAGGCGAAGCCTTAATCTCAGGAAAACGACCCGGATCTTTGGCACGTAAAGCTAAATACGTGTCGAACGTTTGTTCGCCAAAGTCTTTACCGGCATACACTTTATAGGGACGTCCGTTCAACACAGACGTAACTGTACCAATTTTTGAAGCATCGACCGCGCTAGTTAATTCAGAACCACGCGGGGGCTTATTACTTTTAAGAAGACCTGCAGCCCCCTCGACTAAGGCCGAGCCGGCAGGGACAAAAGCACTAAAAGGTCCAAACACTAACGGACCCAACACCGATCCAGCGAACCGAATAGCTGACGTGGAGTCGCTCATATCAAACAGCTCGTGCTAACTCGGTAAGCGTTGCGCCTGACTCAATCTTATCGCGGAACCCAATATTTTTTATGACGCTATCTAAAAGATTAGACGCCGTGGAGTACTGAGATTGCAGACGTTGACGCTGAATATCGCCCAGTGAAGTGACCTTTTGGGATTCCACGCGGGCTTGAGCGTCCGATAAAGCGCGAACTTTTTCCCGTTGAATTGAAGCCTGCGCCTCAGCTAATCGGGCTGCGTAATCAAATTCCTTCTCTGCGCGAATTCGAGCAATTTCACGTGCCGTCAGACTCTCGGCCTGAGCTTCGCGCAATGCGGCAGCGCCTGTAAATTTACCGTCTTGGAAACCGCCAACAAGAGCTTCTCGACTAGGTAACTCAGGCAGCATATTGCCCAAGCCCACGGCGCCAAGTAAAGCCCGTTTGAATTGTTCGTTGGCTAAATACTGTTGAACAGCGAGCTGTTCGGTAGTGCTTGTGAAGTACTTACTGCGCCCCATAGGATCCGCAGTTTCATAAGAAGACGGTCCGAGGGCACCGCCCGCCGGATTAAATAACATCTTATTGACGCCCTGACCTGCTACATCTGCCAGCAGGTTTGCCAACGTTGCACTCAGAAGTCCTTGTGCCGCCGAGGAACTGCCACCAGCAATAACGGGCGCTACGGGAGCAACAGCCGCTGCAGCAGGAGCGGCGGCAGCAACGGAAGAGGGGAGAAGAGGAAGTACCATGATTTACCTCAGTAACGACCAGGGCTGTCGTAGGACGTCCCGCTCAACGGCTTTGCACTTTTATAGTCTACCTTTTTATGCTCTTCTTCAACATCCCGCTCTTTCTGCTCAGGCGAAGCCATAGCAGCAGTCTGCGGAAAATTTGATTGCAGATAAAACTGGAGAAACTTTTGCGGATTTAAGGGCTCAGACCCGTGACGAACGTCCTGTTCCCGCAAACGAGCCTCAGTCGGAGTCATCACCCAAGCTCCTGATAACGAACAGACGCGGGAACCGTCGAAGTCGACGGAGCATTCAGCATGGAGTATTGACCGCCATAGTTAGGCATGTCGTACTCAGCAGGACGCTGACGACTTAAGTACTCAGCACCTTCGTTCCCACGCTGCAGCGCCTGACCCAGGAAGTTCATAAACATATCCTGAATCTCAGGATCGTTCACGATCAGCGACATGATCCGGCGAACTTCGATATCGTCGTCACGTGTAACTAAGCCAGCCTGCAGTCGATGGGCCAGCTGATCCCGAGCTTCGGGTTGAGCAACTTGCGGTTGCGGGTTGAGCGAGCGAGTCGCACCAGTAACCACGCCGTCGCGTTCGTGCCCGGGCATCGGAGCCGGAGCCCGATAGTACGAACGAAGAACAGCTGCGGTCATCGGCGCAGCCGCAGCACACTCAGCAGGAGTTTGGGGAACCGGGAGACCGAGCAACCGGGCCGCTAACTCATAGTCCTGTGGTGAAAACACCTGACGCCAACCCCAGAGCTACAGTTTTTTCTAGTCTAGGCATGATTTGTAAGATATCGCCCGGTTGAATATCTAAAGTCACACAGATTTTTTCTAACACATCAGGCGATGGAATATACGTACTGTCGTTGTAAATCTTACGCGTAGTCGTAGGCGATATGTCAGATGCCCTGCTCAACTTAAACGAGGACCAACCACGCTCATCTAAAACATACCGGAGCGTATTAACAAGGCGCCCGTACGCGGGATGCGAAGAGTAAAAAGGCATCCTAGTGCCAACATGATGGGCTAGCTGTACGCATCATAGGCGCTAATACTGTGGTTAAAAACGCAGCATCTTAAGCTTCTACCGATAACTGCTGTCAGAACCCAAGATTTTTCTGTCTAACAAAGTGCAAATCATATGTTGTGAAGTCTAATGGCAAACCCGGATTATTAAACGGGTATGCGTACACTTCCCCATCAACGTGTGCCTGCCACGCTGGCGACCATTTCGCGTGCAAATAATGCTTATTCATCTCGTGCGCTATATGAATTCCTTGCGCTAATGACGGGTCGCTGCGCCAGGTCTGACTACCGTCCGCATAGTCCCCCGTGGACTCACCGTGGTAATACGTCACGCCCACCGTCAGCACACGCTTCAACTCCTTGTGCTTAAACCGCATACCAAAATCCATATCCTCACAGTACGCCGGATACAAGTTCTCATCAAACAGACCATATTCCTGCACAACCCAGTCCTTCATATAAAACACATCCCAGCTCCCGTTCTCCCCGTGCACGATCCCGACCTCAGGATCCTCCGCGTGCTCGACAACCTTGGCCAAAAACCCCGGCGTGAACATCAAGTCGTGGTTCACAATCAGCCACGCGGGCGCCTTCATGAAACACTTGACGATCAGGTTCCACGCGCCCGAACACCCGATGTTCGCCGGCATGTGGCACACCACAACCTTTTTAACGTGCTTATGAGGAATTTTCTTTAAATAGTCCAATTCGGCGTCGATTTCGCCGCGCCCGTTGTTATTAAAAACAACAAAAGTATCTACAGGATAATCAATGCTATAAAAAAGACGGTATACCCAATACGGCGTATTGACGCACGCGGTGCCAATAACCGGTATAGCTTTGCGCTCGTCCATTTAAAACCAGGGCCTGCTAGCATGTTAACACTCATAGGTGGTTTGTGGCTACGTACTTCTGGGGCCCCGAAAAATCATTGATCGTGCCCACGCCCGACTTGGCGTTTCTCATGCACGACGATGACTCGGGTCGTTGCCAGATGCACCGCGTTGGCGTGCCCGAACTGCCAATCATCGAATGGGCCAAGCAGTTCAGCGACAAAACCAAGCTATTTATAGACTGCGGCGCGCACATGGGCGCGTACTCCATACTACTCGCCGACTCATTTAAAGAAGTTCACGCATTTGAAGCACAACGGCGAACCTACAACCAACTGTGTGGCAACATCTTTATTAACGAAAAATCCAACATTTTCACGTACAACCTGGCGGTAACCGACCCGGCCCACGCGGACAAAACCGTCGAATTATCGATTGTGTCCGAGGACGGCGGGGGCTCGACCATCTGCAAACCCCATGCGCCCGTCTTAAACCGAGAATCAGTTAAGACAATCACGATCGACCGCTACCACTTCGACAACGTCGGCCTGATCAAACTCGACATCGAGGGCGCAGAACTCACCGCCATCCACGGAGCCAAGCACACCCTGGAACGCTGCGGCTTCCCGCCCATCATCTTCGAAGCCAACAACGACGCGTGGTACGCCGAAGAAAAAACCAAACTATTTAACCACTTGGCATCACTAAACTACCAATTAGCAAACATCAAGCCGTTTGATAATATGTACCTGGCTATTCCTCAGGCACGTCTAGCCTAGTTAAAACCACATTAGCTTCGTCCAGCATCGACACGGACATATCAAAACTGGCGCGCCAACGATCAGGGATTGGGGTTCTTGGTACAACCACGCGGCGAACCCCGACCTGGATCATCAATGTGCAGCAGTTACTGCAGGGCAAAAACGGCCAAATATAAATAGTTGAATTCTTTAGCGATACCCCATGCTGTGCTGCCTGCGCCACGATGTTGGCCTCGGCGTGGACAGTCCTCAGCAGCTTCTCATTCCGATCCAACAGCCGGCCCGGCAGATCCGCAATACCTTTAGGGAAACCGTTGTAGCCCGTAGCTAGCACCCGACGTTCGTAAGTTGCCACGGCGCCGACCTTCGTCGACGGATCACGGCTCCACTCCGAAATGTGCTTAGCTAACTCAAGGAAACGCAGATCCCACTTGAGCGAAAAGTTGAAACTATTTGGCGACATCTAAATGAATGAGTTCAAGTTCTGGGGAGTTCGCGACCCAGCGGGCAAAGCTTAGCGCATTTCGCCAGCCTTCGAACTGGCACTTACTGAATTGTTTGGTGTCTTTGCGCTGGAATGATACAGCAATTACTTTAGGTACAGGCTGCGCTTGCGCATTTTTAACTGCCTTCATGCTCCTCGCTACTGCCTGTAAACCAATAATACTCACAGTCTGGGCCTGGATTCGGCACTGATACGTAACTTTGATATCTATCGGACTCGCTCGTCCAACGATAACATTTTGTCTTAAGCTCACAGTCAGCGCCGTTTGCGCATTTAGAAATGTCGGGCATGGTTCGTTTGACGTTACGGTGTTCAAGCGTGGCCGGAAATTCCGGCTACGGATCAAGTCCTAATTAACTTCTAATTTGCTCCTAATTAGAAGTTCAACCGACAGTCGAAATATATAAGATTCCGATTGCCACGGCGCCAAAAATGCAGAACATCAAAGTGACGGTTGTGTCGTTCATGAGTGAATTACGTAAGTCGACAGATAAGCGTGCAGGTCTACTGGGGTAGACGAAGTTGCAGTGATTCCTCGTACGCTTTGCGTTCTGCTGCATGTTGCTCGGCAATAGCCGCCTCAGCACGTAGCCAGTCCGCAGTCTCGCCAGGGTCTAAATCAAGCTGCTTGTCACCGCGCTGTTCAATACGCTCCGCCAGCTCCTCCAGCAGCACTTGAGCCTGCGAGGGATGGATGTGCAGACAAAACAAACTCGGGTGGTTGCGGAGCTGGAGCCAGAGGGGGTCTGCCATTAGCTCGTCATCTGTCGGCCCCTCGGCCTCGGGCTCAGCTAGGGCGGCGCGGGCGCGGTCGGCCAGTGGGTGCCGCTGACGGCGATCGTCCATCAGAAGTTGCTGGTAGTGGTCCAGCTCGGCGGCCATCTCGGTGACGAAGGCGCGGAAGTCAGTCATCGAGTTGCTCCAGTGCGCGGCGGATGGTGTCGTAAGTGGAGTCGTCAATCTTGTCTTCGTCATAAGCGTCAACAAGCTCCGCCAGCGCCTGCTCCTTCAAGCTCGGCGGCTTGGGGCGGCGGGCGGCG